GCGGATGCAGCCAGCGTCCTGACCGGTTTCAGCGAAAGCGCCGAGAACCAGGCGCAGCTCATCGGGAAGATGCAGACGGGTTATGAGTTCGTGATCGGCTGAGCGCCAGTCGCTGGCGCGCCGGCGATGCCGAATGCGACGCTCGACGATGTGACTGGGGAAATGGCCTGCCCAGTAGGAATCGAACCTACGACCCTCAGCTTAGAAGTCAGACGCTCTATCGGCTTTTTCGGCAATCCAATCAAACCCTTGCAGCGAGCGCCCTGCGCTATTCATTCACTGCTTGTGCCGCGATAAGTGCTTGATTCGATTGATTCGGAAAAGCTTGAATAGCGCAGCAAATCGGGGACATCGGCAGTTTTCAAGACTACGGCCAAACCCTTTTCTCTCAATAACTTATCGAGCAATCGTCTCCGCCGGCAGGCTTTTGAATGGTGTTTTTTGCCTCAGATGATCGTGACAGGTATGCTATTCCGAATACGATTTCGGAGCGATTGATGAGCAAGTCTGAACGTAATTTTATTGAAGCTGCCATGGAGGCGGGCGAAGCAGGAATCGACCTTCTCACTGACAATGAAGCGGTCAAAGCAGTGCCAGTGGTTGGACTGGCCTTCAAGCTGTTGAAAGGACTTGACGATCTTCGCTCGCGAATCCTCATGGCGAAGCTGAAAAAGTTTATTACCGAGCCAAACCTTGTCCGCTCACTAGAAGCGAACCGCGTCCGGGCGCAACTTGACAGGGACAAGGATCGCGAGCTGATCGGTGAAGTGTTATTTTTGACCTTGGACAAGGTTACGGACCTTCGGAAGCCAGAGCTACTCGGGCGAGTATTTTCCGGATATCTCGACGAGATCATTGGCAGCGAAACCCTTCTGCTGTTGGCCCACGCAATCGATTCGGCATTCGTCGGCGACTTGGAATTCTTTTTAGGACATAGTGAGGAACATGTAAGAAAAGGGAATCCAGCGGCGTTTCGCCTTCTTTCCGCTGGGCTGGTCGAGTACTCTGATTTTCGAGACACCCCGCTCGGGAAAGCACTGAGGACAGTTGCGGGCACGCGTTAGCGATAGATTCCACAGGATAGGCTATGAATCTATCCATGCTTCGGCAAAATCCCGTTGCGTGTCAAATGCTTACCAGCCCTGCCCTGTACTATCAAACCGCCACAGCGGACGCTGTAAGCCCTTGTTTTGATTCAAGTCGAGTCGGTTGAATAGTACAGTGGCGGGACGTCTTCAGGCATGCTCGGCCGCAGTGTCAGCATAACGCTCGTGCGCCGGCGCCAGGTCGCGCTGCGGCTGGAATCGGTGTGCCCCGCTGACCTGCATCGGCAGAAATAGCCGCTCGTCGCGCGCCGGGCCGCGGCGCTTGACGAACTCGACATCGAGGCCGCCGGGCTGAGGGCGCAACGCCAGGCGCAGCTGCGCCGGCGACGGGTCCTGCGCCGCTGCCAGCGGCCGGACCATGAAGAACAGGGTTTCGCCCGCCTGCGCGGCGAGCGACAGGCGCCGCTGGCTGTCGGCCCGGATCTGCGGCGCCCAGAAGATGAGCGCGCCGACGCTACCGCTCTTGAGCACCTGTTCGGCGGCCCACATCGAATCGGCCGTGGTTTTGCTGCGTACCCACAGCGCGCCGGCCGGGTCAACGCCCAGCGAGGCCAGGCCCAGCGCTTGGGGCGCATGCGGCGGCTGCAGCAGCACGTAATTGCGCTCTGCCACGGCGGCCAGCGCCGGCGCCAGCAACCGCACCTCGCCTATCCCGGGCTGCTGCACATGCAGGTCGACCATTCCGCCCGCTGGCCAGCCGCCACCAGGCAGGAGTCGCGACAGCGCCGGAAACCCTGTGTCCTCGCAACGGCCGTAACTGCGCGCGAGCTGTGACGCACGCCAGAGCGCTGGATGGAGCTGTTCCGGGTTGACGGCTGAGGCTGGGCTGGACATGTTGAACTCCTGCAATACTGTGTTTTTATACAGTATAGCAGCTTGCCAATTTGACCTTGCGCAAGCCTGCTGCCACAGGCGGGCAATACGCTTGATTCATGGAAACCCGAACCGATCGCGCCACCGCAGTCCATGTCGACCTGGCCATTAACATTGCCGCTTCGCACGGCACTGCCGCTGGCGCGCGGGCGATCCGCAATCTATGCCGGCCGATCGAACTGGCGCTCCGGGTGCTGCTGCATCCGGACCAGCGCCGACGCCCTACTTCGGCCAGGCCTGAACCGTCTTCGAATGACGCGCCGCGCATTCAGCATACTGGCGCAGCAGGTCGATAGCCCAGGCCTGCCAGGCGTCGAAGTCGTCGGCGGACGGGCGGTCGACCGGCGGGCACGACGACGCCAGCGCGCTATCGAGGGATGGCCTGGTTGGCGGCGTCGATTGCGGCGTCGAGGTTGCGCACCCGGACAGGATCAGGGCGACAATCAGCGGGGAGAGGCTTCGCATTGCGCAGCTCCTTGGTGAGCGCCGACATGCGCGGCGCCAGGGTGGATTGGATGGTGCCGAACTCGGTGGCGGCCGTGCGGATCACGTCGGCGCTGGCCTGCACGTCGCGGAGCGTGGCCTCGGACAGCGCGGCGCGGTATTCGGCGTGCGCGCGGCGCAGCTCGGCAGTCTCGGCGTCGTGGCGCCAGCCGCTGGTGAACCAGCCGGCGACGCCCGCCAGCAGCATGCCGGCCAGGGCAAGCTGGGGCGGGATCATGGGATCACCTTCAGCGCCTCGATCGTCAGGAACCGGCGCTCGGTGTAGCCGATGGCGTCGCCCACCTTCTCCGTCTTGCGGCCCATGTTCACGCCGTCCGACACGCCGTCGATGTCATCCAGGTCGGCGTAGCGGTTCAGGTTTGCACGCTGCCAGAACCAGCCGGCCGACAGCGCGGCGCCGGTGTCGGTTGCAAGCCAGGCGCCGACGCTCTCGCGCGGGATGTCGAAGAAGTCGGCGCAGGCGTTGTGGTTGTCGGTGCCGGTCAGCTGGATCCAGCCGGCGCCGCGCGTGCGCCAGCCATCGCCGCTGGTGGCCGGGCCATTCCCCATGCGGTTCGCGTATGCGATGTTGGCGATCGCCTGCTGGTCGGCCGCATGCGCCGCCGTGCGGCCAAGGCGCTGGGCGTCGGCTGGCGTGAAGCGCGTCACCTTCGCGGTGTTGAAGGTGGCCAGGATGGCGGGCGGCGTGTAGTTCAGGTTCTCGCGCTTGCGCACGAACCCGCCGCTCTCGTGCGCCACCTGGGCCAGAAAGTGCGCCAGGCGGCGGCGCGTGGTGATCCCGAATCGGTCGATGGCGGGCTGCAGCGCGGCGGCGACGGCCGCGGCGTTGGAGCCGCACTGCGGCGCGATGCGGCGGATGATCTCGACGGTGATCTTCATCGCCCACCCCGCACGTCGCGCGCCACGTCGGCAATGGTGGCCGAACGATTCTTTTCGATGTAGTTGAAGAGCCAGCGCACGATGGCCCAGCCCGGCAGTCCGCACGCGAACACCAGGCCCAGCATTGCGACCAGGCCGATCGGCGTGTGCGCCCAGGCGTCGAGGCCGTAGTGCTGCACCACCATGGCGCCGCCGCCGATCGAGAACACGATGGTCGAGATCAGGCCGACGGCCCACTCGCGCGGACTGCGCGGCGTCATTGCGCACATCACCACGACGGAGGCCAGGCCGGCGCCGATCGCGCCGATGCCGGCCAGGCCGCCCAACAGCTTCCAGCCGGCGGCGCCGGCGGCTGCGCCGGAAATTGGTTCACTCATAAGGGTTTCTTTCATTGGACGTGCACAAGAAAAAGCCCGCGCGCGGCGGGCTGGGATTACGCGTTGGTGACGCGGTATGGAACGGTGGTCCAGGGCACCGCGCGCGACAGCAGCGGCGAGCCTGCCAGCGGCAGGTACCGGTCTGTGTCGAGCATCGGGTCGATGGTCTGGCACGTTGGCGAGCCGGCGGACAGCAGCGCCGGCGCCGGCGAGTTGCTCCCGTTCAGCGCCAGGGTGCCGATATTGCGCGGGATCCCGGGCGCGTAGATCTCGCGCTCGATGCCGGTCATGTTCGGCGCGGCGTGCGCGTAGCTCTCCTGGCCGATGAACACGTTGCCGTAGCGCGAGACGTTGGAGCAATCAGCGGCCATGCGCACGCCGCCGAAACTGCCGATGACCAGGTTGTACGAGAACGTCGTTCTGCTACCCTTCGTGCCGGATAGCGAAACGTTGCAGGCACCGCCGGTGCGCACCGTGCCGCCCGAGCGGCGATTCCAAATCGCGGCCGTGCCGTTCTCGATGAACCAGTTCCCGGTGATCAGGTTGCCGCCCGTGTCCGCCGGCGGTGCGAAGCCGCCGTACGTCTGCAGGCCCTGCCCTTCGTTCTGGAAGCAGAAATTCCCGTAGACGAAGCAGAAGCTGGCAGCATCATCGAGGCCGATTCCCACGCCTTCGGTACCGTTGTCGCCCGGCCCGCCCCAGTTGTAGTTGTAGGAGCAGTCGTTGAAGCGGATGATGTGGCCGGTGCAGGCATGCTGCGCTCCACCGCCCGACACCTCGATGCCGCGGCCGTACCACGGCGCGACGTTGCGGCCATTGCGCCGGCAAATGTTCCACTCGATGACATTGCGCGCCGTCGGGTTCGCCGCAGTGCCCGTGCTGTGCAGCCCGAACGAGTTGTTCAGGTTGAGTTTGTTGTGGTGAATCCAGGCGTTGGATACGCTCGACGTGAACACGCCGTCGACCAGGTCCTCAACGTCGACGTTCGAAATCTCGATCGTCGAAATCGACTCCGTGCCGCCCAAGATCGTCTGCCCGACCGCGTTCGAAAGGAACACGCCCGCTTTGTTCACGTGCGTCGTCGGCTGGCCAGAGATCGTGCGGACCCTGATGTCCTTGAGCGTCAGGTCGGTGATGGGCACCGAGCCGCCGATCTTGATGGCGTGGGCGTTCGACGGCCCGCCGTCTCCGATCAGGACGTCCAGGCCCTGGATGTCGTGGCCGGTAAGCGCGACCGAGCCAGCGAGCACCAGCGCATTCATAGCGGCGATGGCTGAAACCGCCTTGGCCGCCGTGATTTTCAGGCCTCGGATCTTGAGACCCGTCCGGTTCTCGCCGTAGAGCGCCGTCAGGTTGGTCTCCAGTTCGGTGCCCTCGAACTCGACATTGTCGCCAAGCCACATCATGGGCGTATCCGACGTCACTGCCGCGCGGTCGTTCTTGATGATCACCCGCCCGAACTTGATGCCGGACTTCGGCGATGCGAGAGTGCCAGGTAGCATCCGGTCGCCGATATCGATCACCGGTGCCGGCAGCGCGGGGTTATCGGATCCGTCTGCATTCGCATATGCGCCGATCACCGTCTTGTTCGAGGCCGTGCCGCCGGTCAGGTTGGGGAATGCTCCGGCCCACTTGGTACCGACCATCTGCAGGTACGTGTGCACGCCCGAGGTTGGCACGCTCGCCCAGGTGTTGAACGGACTGGCCGCCGTACCGGTGCCGTTGACCAGTGCCGCAGGATTGATGTGGTATGTGGCCATCGGCGCCTATCTCAGGTCGAAAAAAAACCCGCCGGAGCGGGTTTGTTCAGGAGGGTCAGCGCGCTGGCCAGCGTGCCGGGCGAGTATCGCCAGGGGTCGGGGATGCCCAGCGCCGCGGCGATCGCCTCGGAGCAGAACCAGCGGCCGGCGCTGTGCGGTACCGGCGAGATCACGAACTGCAGGTTGCCCAGCAGGTCGTAGCCGGCGTCGCGATGCGACTTGAACCAGGCCTCGGCGGCATGCTCGAGGTGCGCAGGAATATCGACCAGCACCCAGTTCTTCGCGTCGAACTCGATCAGCTTCGAGCGCACGCCGCCATCCTCGAACGAGGCCGACCAGGCGCGGCCCGACGGCAGCACCAGTTCGGCATGCGAGTACGGCGATTTCGTCCACCACCGCACCATGCGGTTGTAGATTCCGGCCAAGCCGGGCCGCGTGCCCCGGTAGAACGCAACTTGCAGTGCCATTCGATTTCCTTTCGGTGGTTGATCAGCCGTTGTAGCGCTCGTGCGCCTGGATCGGTGCGTCGAGGATCTCCAGCGCCCGGCCGGCGGCGTCGAGCAGGTCCATGTCCTCGAATGCCAGAACATCGGCGCGCGTGTCGTCGCGGTCGACGTCGACATAGGTTGCAGCGGCCAGGTCGGCCTGGCCGACACGGACCGTCGCGGCCTGCGCTCGCTCATCCGGCGTGCCGGCCGGGTTGTCGATCGCCGCCAGCTCGATGCGGACTTTCTCGGTGCGCGTGAACCGGTTGCGGAATGCCAGGACGGTCAGGTGGCGCGTCGGCATCGGCACAGGCTCGTTTCCGCGCGCCTCGATCTCGGCGATTTCCTCGGGGGTGGCGTCGCGCACGACGCCGTCTTCCATTACCTGAATAGTCATAGTGGATTAGATGTTCCTATGTCCGAAAATGCGGATAGTGCCTGCGGTTATAGTTCCGGAACCGGCAATAATGCGGAAGCCGCTTGCAGCCCCCGCCACTGAAATGCCTGCTTCATAGTAGCGAAATGACCCGTCGAACCCACGGGATCCAAGACTTTTGTAGCTACCGTTCGCGTTTCTGATTTCGACTGTCCCAGTAAATTGCAAGTTGATTATTATCGGGAGGCCAGATGACGTAGTCCCGCCGCTCCCGCCAGCATAGTCCGCGCTGTAACCACTGGTGGCAACCACACCGCCAAATGCCAGTTGAACCATGGAAGTCTGGCCACTAACTGATTTCACTAAGCCCTGGAGTTCGATCGTGTACTTATCAAATTCAGAACTGAAAATATTCAGGAAGTCCACGTTTGCTACCGCGGCGCTGATAGTCGCCGTAGCCAGGACCGTAGATTCGTACGAAAGCCCCGCCCAGTTCACACGGTCCAGCGATGGGTCGACCGTCCCCGCGCCCGCCGTCAACCGACGATAACTGCGGCCGGTCGCCGGACTCCACGCGACCGCGCCTTTCGCGTAGGTCGTCCCGCTCACCCATTGAGTGGCGCCGGATGTGTAGGTCGCGGCCTCCGCCGCCGCTGCCGCCGCGCTGGCCGACGCTGCTGCAGCGACTGCATTCTGGTACGCGCTGACACACGCCGCGCCGACCTTACTCATCTGCGTGGCGAACCAGGTAATGCATGCATCGAGGCGCTTTGCGAACGTCTGACGGTCGCCCCGCTGCGGTGCCGGATTCGGAAATGCGTCAAATTCTTCTGGCACGTTTGCCATGTTTTTCCTTATTGCGATGAAGTTGAGATGACGCCCATTACGTCCAGACTGAGCTGGCACTGGTTCGGGTTGGGGTAAGTGACCTCGCCGCTTCCAAGCCCCAGAACGCGCAAGCTCCCGTACTTCGGTAGGTCCGTTCCAATCCAGAGCGCGACAACATCAAGCAGATCCTGAATGATCTTCACCACCCGGTCGGCATCGTCCAGGTCGACCGAGGCAGTAAGCGAAAGGTCCGTGGTAGCCTTACGCCGGACAATACTTGTCACGCCAAAATCGTTGGTCTTGATGTAGCTGTAACTCCTCGGCTTTACCTTCGCACCGTAGAGCGACTTTCCGATCTCGCGACGCGATCCGGTGAGGAGCATTCCGCACTTGATGACGCCCGGGCTGGTGAGCGTTATCGTTACTTCGGCCGACGAATACTGCTCGACGCCACCGATCAGGATGTCCGTCAGCGGCTCGAAAGGATCCCAGAAATATTCGTCGTAGTCCGCAGGCTGACTACCCTCGAGCGGAGCCGTGTATCTGAAAATTTCCACCCCACCCGGGGCATCCCTCACCGTCACCGTGACTTCATTCGCCTCCAGTCCAGCCAGATACACGTCGGTGAAGAGGCCAGGTGTCAGCACAACCGTCAGGGGCGACGCCACAACGGTCTGTGTGCTGACCTCACTGTCGAACATAGCCCACCTGTTTGTGGGTCCGATGTCCAGCCAGTAGACAGTTGAGCCCGACCGATTTTTGACGTCAGTCGGATCCTTGCCTGAGTTCCCGGCTTGCATGCTCTGGTACACACGGTGCGTCGCAGGGCTGATAACGAATGCATCCTTTGCATAGGTGGTGCCAGCAACCCATGCTGGATAGTCATTCTCCGGCACGCTGCTGCTGATCAAATTGCTCGCGGCGACCACATTTGGAACGACGACACTCAGGTTACTCATGTGATCTCCACCATCATCGGCCCACCTCCTAAAGTTGCTTTATCCAGAACCTCGGCAGTTGCGACCGCCCCGTCCGCACCACGCGAAACTTCGCTGCGCAGAAGCTCAAGCTCGGTACGTACAGCACGAAGCTCCGTAACCAAAGCAGCGTTGTCATTGCGTGGAGGGTTGCGCAGGGCGTCCATCAGCGACTGCGTGCTGTGAATCCGCGATGGACCAGTGGCCTCAATCTCGACGCCCACCTCACCCACCGCGCGGATGCCGCCGGCGAAGTCGCCCCCGTTCGCGAAGCCCGGGATTTTCTTGGCTGCGGCATCCTTCTGCGCCGCTTTCATCCAATCCGCCTTCTCGGCCTCGCTCATGGTCGGCCCGTAGGCGTCCTTCCAGAATGCGAGCCCCTCGGCGTCTGGCTCACGCCCCAGCACGCTCTGGTAGAGCTTTCTGAGGTCCGCCTCGGTCGAGCTGGCGATGCCGCCCACGATCGTGCCGATCGGCGTGCCGCCGGCGGCAGCGTTCTGCCACCACTCGAAACCAGCCGCATCGGGCGCACGGCCCAGGTGCTGCTGGTAGGCGTTGTTGATCGCAGCGCCGGCCGACACGACCGGGTTGGTGTTCGCTGCCGCGACGGCGCCGTGCAGCGCCCGGATTCCCTGCTCGATCGACAGCAGCGTGGTCGACTGCCCCTTCGTCTCGTCGATCAGCGCCTGGGCGTTCTTCAGCACTCCATCGAGCGTTTCCAGCTGGTCCTGCGCAGCCTTCAACGCCTTCTCCTCGACCGACAACTGGCTGTCGGTAATGCCGGCCAGCTCGCCGATGTCGTTCTGCGTCTTGTACAGGTCGCGCAGGTAGTCGGTGTATGAGCTGAACTGGCTCGATGCATCCTGCTGAACAGCAGCAAGTGCATTCTTCAGCGAGTCCGCAGCCGGAAGCGGGCCGCCGGCCTGCGCAATCGCCAGTGCGGCGCGCAGTTGGGCCTGGCCCTCTGCTCGAGCACCCAGCTTCTGCTCCGGCGACTGCATGCTGTCGAGCGTGCTGCGCAGGGACTGGGACAACGACTGCAGCTTCGTCACGGATGCCGTGTGTGCATCGACGCTGGACTGGACTGCTGCTTTCTCACGCGCCACCACATTCTGGAGTGCGGAGAATGCACCATCTACGCCACCCAGCAGCACCGATGCGGCAGCCTTGACCTGCTCGGTTGCCTTGGCGGCGGCCTGCAGGTCCCACAGCTGCTGCGTGGCGCCGCGCAGCGCCGGGTCGAGCGCCGCCAGAGCTGCCGCATGCTGCTGCGCCAGAACCGATGCAGCGCCGGCCTTATCGCCGGTCAGCTCATAAATCTGAGCCTGCAGTTCGAGCATCGCAGCCGCCGTCTGCAGCGCTGATGCCGTTTTGTCGATCTCAGGGTAGACCTGGGCGAACCCCTCCTGCACCTTCATCAGCGCTGCGTACCGCTTCGCACCCTCTTCGGTGGTCAGCGCGCCGCTGTTGACCAAGTCGAGCACCGCGTCCTTGAACTCCTCGCGCGTGTCTACGCTGGCCAGGCCGAGCGCCGCCATCTGCTCGGTGACCGCCTTCATCACCGGCGCATTCCGCTCCGCTTCGGAGAGGAAGTTCTGGTGGAAGAAGGCGGTGCTGGTGGCGAACGCCTCTACGCCGCCGGCAGCCGCCAGGAACTGCTCACGCGCGCCCAGCGACGACACGCCGGCCGCGCCGAACGTGACGCCGATGGCCGTGAATGCCTCGTCGATGGTCGCGTAATCCGACACCAGGCGCTGCAAGGTCGCGCTCACGCTCTCGCCGGCGGCAGAGAACGACGCCACCGACGGCAGGATCAGCAGCGACAGGTCGTCGCCGATCTCGCCGAACAGCGTGGCGATCGCTTCCTTGTTCTTCTCCTCGTCAGCACCGAGCTGCAGCTTGATCTGCTTGTTGTAGCCGTCGATGACGTTCGCCTCGATGCCCAGCGTCGACGCGAAGCCGCGCGCCGCGTCCATCAGGGCCTTCGTGCTGTCGGAGAATCCGCTCTGCTGCTCGGCGCTCAGCTCGCTGGTCTGCGTATAGCGCTTGTCGCTGCGGAACCAGCCACCCTTTTCCAGGATCTTCGCGTAGTTCTCGCCAGCGAAGCCGCTCGCGCTCACCAAGCCGCGCACGCCGCCCTCCTCGATTTCAGGATTCTTGCGCCCGAACAGCTTCGAGATCGGCCCCATGCCGGCGAAAATGTTGGCCGCCGAGTCGCTCAGGCCGATCCCCTTGAGGATGTTGTTGGCCAAGAACATCGGCGCGTTCACCACCTTGCCCAGCGAATTCACCGTCCCGTTGTTGGCGTCCCAGCCCTGCTTGTACAGATTGTTCGACAGGGCCATGCCGGCGGCGATCCAACCAGCGATCGGAATGGCGTAGGTGCCGGCGCTCATGCCGGCAGAAGCGCCGGCGGCCAGGTTCCCGGAGGTCTGGGCCGACGCATACATCGCCGCCATGCCGGTGTTGCCACCGGCGGCCGACAGGCCGGCGCCGAAGGATGACATGGCGGACGAGCCGAACGCGGTACCTGCGGACGACGCCCAGCCACCAAGGGTGCTCGCGATCCCCCCGGTGAAACCGGAATAGATCGTTTTGCCCATGCTGACCAGGTTCGATGCGTTGCTGAAGATGCTGCCAGCACCGCCGCTGCCGCCTTCGGCGCCGCCCAAGAGTCCGCCCAACTGGCCCAGGCCGCCCTGGCTGCTCGTCTGGGCGCTGATGTTGATGATCCACTTCTTCAGCGTCATCTGGTACAGCCAGTCGAAGAACGTATTCTTCGCGGCGTCCTTCATCCGCTGGAACATGTTCTTGCTGCCATCCTGGATCGACACGAACGTATCGTGCGCGGTCTTTTCGATGTCGGTCCAGAAATCCTTCGTTTTTTCCAACTCAGCCCGGCTCGCAACTGCATTGGCGCTGCGCTCTTTTAGGTCGATTACGCGTTGCAAGTCTTCGATTTCTTCAGCGCTCAGCTCCCGGCCGAGGCGCTGTGTTTCTTGCTCCATTAAACGAGCGGCCTGCAGCCGAATGATTGCCGCCTCCGTCATGCCGAAGGTCTGCACCAATTTCTCGTTTTGATCGGCCTCAGCTCGTGCCGAATCAATCAGCTTGTATCGCTCTTGCGCAAGATCAGTTGCATTATCAGTTAGCTTCTGCTGAAGTTTCTCCCATTCGCGATTGGAGGCGGCCAAGCGTTCATTAGCGCTCGCTTCGTTAATAAGTGAGCGCGCATTTTGTTCTTGGGTTTGCGTCAATTTAATCTTGCCGCGCGCCAGATCATTTGTGAGATCCAGGTGCGCTTTTTCGGCCGATGTCAGATCTTTCAGCCCCAAAGCTTCCCGCGCCGTGGATTCAACTCGATCGCTAAGTTGAAAAACCAAGTCGCGATAAGCGTTGGCCTGCTTTTCTGCTTCGTCTGCGGCCTCCTTCGCCGAGGCAGCTAATTTCTTGTTCTGCTCTTCCGCAGCCTTCCCGGCCTCGGACGACTTGTACGTCTCTCTTGCTAGTTTCGACACCAGGTCGGTGTATTCAGCCTGCCCGATTGCGCCTTTATTCAAGGCCGCTTGAAGCAGGCCAAGGTCCTTGAGATAGTTTCCATTCACTCCGTTCAAACGCTCGCGTATATCGACGAGCGCTTTTGCGGCCTGCCCGTTGGCTTGCTCCTGACGCTTCAACTCAAGGTTATCCGTCATCTCCTTATTCAGCCCGTTATAAAGGCCTTGCAAGCTGATCAAGCGAATCTGATCCGATGCGTCGAGATTTGCGCCGCGTGCCTTGAGTTCGTTGATATCTCTCAGCGTTTCGGCAAGCTGGTCTGTGCCAGTTCCGCCCTGGAGCAATTCGTCACTAGCTCCGGCCTGCTGCTGCAATTTGAGGCGCTCTCGCAGTTTCTCATTTTGCTTTTCCAGACTTGCAGTCACTTCTGCGGTGCTCGCCTTAGTGTCCGCAGCGGCACGCTCGTTTGCCTCTTCCTGCTTCTGTTGGTAATAACTCCAGCCGGTTGCCGCAAGGCCGAGCGCGGTAATTACAACACCTATCGGCCCACCCAAAAATGCAGTGGCAGCCTTCAATCTGTTTGCCCCTACTGCAGCTGCGGCCTGCGCGACGACGAGACCATTCATCGCTCGCGTGTGAGCCGCCGCTGCGACCGTGGCTGCCGTTTGGGCAGGGATCAGCCCGTTAGTCGTCAACGCCAAGCGAATATTGCTATCTGCCGCAATCGTCGCCGCGCGAATCTCAGCGAGCCGCGCATTCGCGAGCAGTGATGCCTGCGCCGTCGCCGTGGCGTTGGCCTGAGCTGTCGCCAGATTGGAGGCAACGAGCATTCGATTGGACTGTGCTTGCTGAGCCGTGCGCGTAATGAGTGTGTCGAAGAAACTTACGATTTTAACCGCAGCTACTGTCACCAGCGCCCCGGCCACCAAGGTCAGATTATTTGCCAGTGTCGACAGCGCAGTACTGATCGCAGACACTGCACCAGACGATTGCGCCGTGGACCCGACGAATTCGATGACGTTGTTTTTGAGGACGGTAAACGAGCCGGAAATGGTCTGAATGTTCTTCGCTTCTTCGCGCAGTTTGTCCAGAGCTTTCGGCAACACGCTGGCCATGATTTCCGAAGTAATTTGACCCTCTTCCGCCATCTTCTTGAGGGCTCCGACTGGCACGCCTATTCCATCTGCCAACGCCAGCATCACTCGCGGAGCGGCTTCGTTCACCGCATTGAATTCCTCGCCACGCAGCGTGCCCGAGGCGAATGCCTGCGAAAGCTGCAGCTGCGCGGAGGCGGCTTCAGACGCAGTTGCGCCCGAGACCAGCAGAGACAGGTTCACCGTCTCGGTGATCGCCGCCACCTGTTTCTGAGAGACGCCGAGCTCGCGAACTCCGTTTGAGATCCGCGCATAGAGCACGCCAGTTTCTTGAAGCCCCTGCGTTGCCTGGGACGAAATGCGTTTGACGTCAGCGTAGGCTGCGTTGTATTCGCGCTGGGACTGCGTAGCCAGCTTGAGCTGTGAGGTGAATTTCACGTATTCGTCAACCATGCCAGCGAACTGCTGCACACCGAAACCAGCAGCGATACCAGCCAGCGCAGCCTTCGCGGCGGTGGCCGCACGCTCCATGCCTGCCGTGGCGTTGCCAACGACCTGGCGCGCCGAGTCCATGTCGCGCTGCAGGCGCGCGATGTCTGCGCGCAGCCGGATTTCCATGTCGCCGATGATCATCTTGGACTCCAAAACAACGAGCCGCACGCGGCGGCCCTGGTTCACAAATAAATGCCTGGTGCGCAAAGCGCTCAGGCGATACTGCTTTGCTGCTGGATCGCCTCAAGGGCAACCTGATCGAAGGCCTCGATAACGTCCAGCTCCCATGCAGAGAAACGCACTCGGTGCAGCTGCTGAAAGGCCAAGATGTTTTCGGGCAAGATCGGGCCTGGCCCATTGACTGTCATCGAGCGCCCGATGCCGCGAAACGCGTCCCACAGGGGGCGGCCGATGCGCGGCCAGTCGACGTTCAGGCGCGGATCTGGCACGCCTGTATTCGTGGCCGCGCGCTGCAGATGCGTGCGCAGCGTGGCGCCGTCACCCTGGCGCGCGGCCAGTTCATACTCGGCTCGCGCGCAGGCCGTCAGGCTTTCGGCGAGGCGACGATAAAAAGCTCGGTCTTCTGGATGCCGGCGCGCACCTGGCCGCGCAGCCATTGTTTGGTCGGATCGGTCAGCGCGGCGCGCACGTTCGCCGGCGAGAATTCCAGCGGCTGGCCGCCCTTGGTCAGGTTCCAGCTGAGGCACGATGCCACCAGGTATTCGGTCTCGTCCTCGATGTCTTCCAGCGGATCGGACGACGCGATCTTGCCGTTGGCCGAGAATTCGGCGCGCAGCTTGCGGGTGCGTGCCAGGTCGATGCGCTTGCGGGCGCCGTGCTCCGGGCTGGCCAGCTCGATGAAGGTGCTGGTCGGCTCCTTCGTTTTCGGGTTCACGAGGAACAGCTTGCCACTCAGGATGTCGTCGAAGGCGTCGATGTCGAGCGAGTCGACCAGTTTGTTCAGCAGTTCGGATGGTTGTGCGGTGATTGCGTTCATGGTTTTCTCTTTCGCGGAGGTGATAAATGCCCGTGCCGCCTGCCGCGCCCGCGAAAGGCGACGGCAGTCGGTCGGTGCCTGGGTTGCCGCACGGTGGCGGCGAAGGGGTTACGCCGCGCTGTCCTGCACGGTGATGGTGGTCATTTCGGTGGCCTTGCCGGCGCCGCCGGTGCCGTCAAGCAGCGCCTGGAACGGGATCGTCTGGATCAGCACCTTCTCGCCGTCGTCCTTTGCCGCGCCATTGAGCTTGATGCGGCTCATGGTGAAGCCGACGAAGTCGGACGCGGCCGAGTTGTCGGCGGTGAAGACCAGGGAGGCGCCGACTTCGGTCTCGTTCACGAACGCATCGCGCAGCGCGGTCGAGTCGAATTTCGCAGTGATCTGGCCGGTGACGATCACGCGGCCGGTGGCCACCTGGTCGGCGGTGTTCGAACCGATGCCCGGCTCGCTCGACTGCGCCGCGGTGATTTCGATGCTCGCACTGGTGATCGTGCCGCCGATAGCTGAACCGACCTTCACGACGCCGTTCACCGCCGCCATGGTGCCGGTAACGGTCACCGGGGTCGGGTTGGTGAAGTACTGCGCCGTGCCCGGGGTCATGTCCTTGCCGGTGAACTCCACCGCCACGGTCGCCATGCCGGTGGCCGGCAGCGTGTAGCTCACCTTCGAAACCTTGCAGCCGGTGAAGACTTCGCTCGCGCCGGTCGCGCCGGCGTCCGGATACCAGTGCTCGATCGCGAACGACTTGTCGATGTGCCCGGCCTGCGGGGTGAACGACTTCTTGCCGGCTACCACCAGGGTTGCGCTCGCGATCGGGCCCTGCGCCACCAGCGCCGACGCGTTCAGCACGATGCCAGTCATGACGGTCGCCGTCAGCGCGGTCACCAGGATGTTTTTGTCCAGGTTAGCCGGGTTGAAGGCGCCGGCGGTCAGGCGGACCACGTCGCCGGTCTTGACGCCATCGGTCAGCCAGGAGCCGGCCGCGCGCGTGAGCGTCCACGCGCCGGCAGCGCCGGCGATGGTGATCGAGGCGTTAGCGACCGAGACGCCGGCCACGAAGTCCTTCTTCAGGACGGCAGCCACGAAGTCGCCGTAGGTCTTGGCCGACAGCTCACCGCTGATCGAGCCGCCCACCTTGCGCAGGCCGTGGCGGAAGTCGCCAACCTGGAAGTCAGGGCGGATCTCGGCCGACTGATAGGTGTCCTTCGTCAGGTCCAGCGACGAGGTGGTGCGGCGCATCGCCTGCGCGGCGCCGGCGGGCGGCATGACGCCGTAGGTGGTCTCTACCTTGTAGGTGACCTGCTTGAATACTCCGCTTGCGGTTCCCATGGTTCTCCTTTGGGCATGAAAAAAGCCCGCAAGCGGATGCTGTGCGGGCCCGGGTTGAATGCGGTGTTGCTGCTAGTTCTGTTCGTGGTACGTGACCTTGAAGTCGATGCTCTTGACCGGGTTTCCGGCCGCGTCCTCCAGATCGGGGCCGACCGTGTCGCGCAGCACGCTGACGACGTCGACGCCAGCGATTTTGCCGCGCTGGAAATTGCAGGCGCGCCGGACCAGGCCGAGCACCGCCTGCACCTCCGGATATTCCTTCGCCGCCACCGTCACCTGCACGCGGCTCGTGACGAGCGAGTACGCGGACTGCGCATCGATCGCGCCGATCGGTACCAGGCCCACCTCGGTGACGCCGATCGCTGGCAGGCTGGCGTCAGCCTCCACGTCGCCGGCGGCGATGCTGTCGACCTGGACGCGCGCCAGCACGGCGGCGTCGGCGAGCAGCAGCGCGCGGATGGCTTTCACGCTCATGATCCCTCCGGTGCTGGCACGTTGATGTTTTCCTTCGTCAGGCGTTCACGGATCTTGGCGCCGACTGCCGCGACCGCCGGCGTCGCGCCGGCGTCGAACGCAGGGCGTGCAAACGGGTGCGCCTTCGCGCCTGGGTGATCGACCTCGCGGACTGCATTGCCGTTGACGACCAGCGCGCTGCCCTTCTTTGCCCGGATCTTGTGCGCCGCCGTGCCGAACTCGACCAGGTGCGCATGCGGAGCCCGGCGCCCGCCGATCTTGACCGCGGCGTAGACCGTGCCCTTCTTCGTTCGAGTCGTCACGCGGATACTGCGGCGCAAGTCGCCCTCGTCGACTGGCACCCTGGCCTGCGCCGGCTTCTTGAATTCGTTGGCGCCGGCCCGGAGCGCCGAGCGCAAAATGTTCTTCTCGACTTTCACCGGCAGCGCCTGCAGGAATGCGTCGAGCTCGCGCCCACCAATAATCGATTCGTCAGCCATGTGAATAACCCTCCAGCATGAATTCGACGTGCCGGCGGTCGTCCAGGAGAGCCGGGCCAGCAATGATCTGCATGATGCGATCGCCCTTGCCGTGCAGGACGACGCGCATGGCGGCAGTGATCCGGTCATCGATCTGGATCCGCAGACGGGTGCGCGTCACCGACGTGGCCACGCCGTTCGCCGAGGATTCGGCGCGGCTGGGCAGCTGGTCCTGCGCATTGGCCCAGACGTGGTCCGCGACTGGAACCCATGCCTCGATCTCGGTGCCGTAATCGGGATCCCGCGCTACCGTGCGCCGCTCGATGGTTGCCTGTTCGTCGAGCCGGAACGGCGCCGTCATCCGTACACCATGAAACGGTCAAGCCGGCGCGCCAGGTGCTGCACGTTTGGATTTGGGTAGTAGTGGTTCTCGATCATGCCCAGGATGTATTCCTTGATTGCCGGCGGCACGTCCGCTTCGGTCGGCCCGTAGCCGCATACGTACTGGATCTCGACTGCGTTGACGCGCTGTGCCTGCGTGGCCGGCCAGGCGCAGCCGGGCGCCGGCAGTAGCCAGCCCGGTGCGCTCTTCGTGTCGACCAGGTAATCGTCCGGATGCAGCGTCTGCAGCACGCCGTCGACGTCGTGGAACTTCACTTGGCCGACCGCCAGCAGGCCTGCCGGCGGCAGCTTGATCGCGCCAGCGCGCGGGAACTCGTTGAGCGACATCTCCCAGGTCTGCTCGATCAGCGCCCGGCCGATCTTGTGCTCGACTTCTTCAGTGATGCCACGCACCCTGTCCTCGAGCTCGGCATCGAGCGCGGTGCCGCTGGCGCGTGCGGCGCGGCGTGCCGCCTCAATCAGCACCGCCAGTCTGGCCGGTGGAATGACCAGGCGCCGCTTCATCGGACCGGCCCTTTCGTGGCGCCGCCAGTGACCGGCGCGCGGGCGTACTCGCCGCGCGCCGGCACTGGTTCCGGCCGGCTCTGAGTCTTCGTCGCGATGTCGCGCTCGAGCTGGGCGCGGACGGCTGGGAGTTTCGATACGTCGATCATCAGGGGTCTACCTCATTGAACCAGGTTGTTTTGTCGAACCGCTCGCCGTTGGCGCAGGTGACGCGCGCCACCCACCGCCAGTCAGGCGGCGGCGCTTCCGCGACCGGCCCCAAAAGGGCCACCACGTAGGTGCGCTGCGCGTCGCCCAGGGTCACCACCTCAATGCGTGGCTCTTCAACCTGCGCCACACCGACCAGGACCAGCACCACCGACTTCGCGGTGGTGGCCCGGTCGATCAGCTCCTGGGTGATGTCGGCGAGGTAGTGGCTGATTTCGTCGACGTCGCGGTCGACCGTCCACTTCTCGCCGATCTTAATTGGCTCTTTCGTGCTCATTCGAACCTCGTCAATCTGTTGCCGCTGCCCTCGAAGGGCGTGACCCGGCTCCCGCTGCCCTCGAACGGGATGACGCGCGAGCCGCTGCCGTCGAACACGGTGACGCGGCTCCCGCTTCCCTCGAAGACGACGATTCGGGCCGGGTGAATCTTTGAAATGTCGAACGGCGGCGATTCGGCAGAGAACCGCAGCGTCACGCCCCGGCCGACCAGCTCAAGGCGCGCTGGCGACACCAGCAGCCGACGGCCAACCAGCACGCGGACGGCGCCGCTGACCAGGCCGAGCCGGGCCGGCGCCACCGCCAGGCGGCGCGACACGCGCATGCGCACATCGCCGCCACCCAGGATCACCGCTGCGGCGGACACCGGCAAGGTGTAGCCGCCCGGGAGTTCCTTGTGGGCGTACATCATTTCGACCTGGCCAGCGGTCAGCACCAGCGAGGCCGGCGCCACCTGCAGCCGGCGCGCGGCGCGCATGCCGATACCGCCGCCAACCAGCTGCAGCGCGGTCGGCTGAATGCCCAAGCGCCGGGCCGCCAGCATGGAGAGCTGACCGGGCGCGAGCGTGAACGCCGCGCGGTCGACCTGCAGCCGCCGTGCCGCGCGCATCGCTACCTGGCCAGCGACAACCGACAAGCTGGCCGGCGCCACCGCGAGGCGGCGGGACACGGCCATACGGACCTGCCCACCGGTCAGCGCAAGCGCGGCAGCCGCAATCGCCAGCACACGTTGAACTGCCGTCGCCGGTAAATCATCGGTCTCGTCCGATGACCTGAAAAGCTGCCATGGATTGGCGGACAGCGATGCAATTTCGTCGGCGCTCAGCCGCCTGTCCCATGTTCCCGAACCAAGGACGCTGAACGGGCCAAGCGTGTCGCTCTGCGCCACCACAATGCCACCACCCTGAATTGTGGATAAGTCGAGAGGCTTGTCTGGCCCCGCCATGGTAGTGACAACCTGGCCATTCAGATACAACTCGCAGGTGCCGTTGCGCTGATAGGTCGCAATCGCAATCCCGACCATTCCGCGCACAAGTACGGTGTTGGCGGACATGCTGATAGTGCTGTAGCCGGTGACCCTCCAGGAAGCGCGTAATCCGCGCTGACTGGTGTAGTTGGGAACGATGATCGCGTGCCCGTATTGCATCACGTTGCTGCCAGCGACGCCGCCATATGAAACCAGGGTGTGACTTCGGGTGTCTGCAGCGCCTACCGTTTCCGTCACAACAAAGGCCACCATCATGGTGGCCTCATCAATTCCAAACAGGTCTTCGGAGGGGTCGGTCATGCCGCGCCAACCAGCCGCGCCGACCGAAGACCAGCCTACGCCCTGGGAGTTCGGCTCGACCACGCTGACCTTGCCAGCCAGGGCGGTGAACTCGCGACCGTTGACGATGTTGCGATGCCCTGTACCGGCACTAGTTGCAATTCGAAGTCCGCGCGTAATCGGATTTAGGCGGTCGATCTGCGCCGCGCCCTGCGGCTGATAGCGCATCCCAGCCATTACAGAGCCGTGATCGCGTGCAGTTCGACAGTGACGGTGACCGGTGCGACGGTATTGCCGTACGCGATGGCACGCGCGTACATGGCGCCACGCGGCAGGTCTACCGCATTGCTGTACGAGCTACTTGCCACGGCATCGCCGCCGACCGTCCACAGGTCGCGCCAGTTCGCGCCGTCAGTCGCCACCTGGAGCGTCAGCGTCAGGGCGACGGTCGGCGCGCTGGTGCCGTTGTTGATCGAGTAGGTCAGCAGTCCGCCGTAGTGGCCGCGGCAGTCGATCGCGTCGCTGGCGCGGCCCGGCGCCGCCTTGGTCGACCCGGGCGCGACAGCGCCGGCCGCCAGCAGCGTGATCGAGGTTTTCGTGATCGCCATCTATTTTTCGCTTCCATCGGGATTGAACAGGGCTACGCCGACCTGCTGGGCAGTCAGCGGATCAGGCTGCTGGCCCAACTCGCACAGCTTGTCGGCGTCGGCCGGCGTGATCACCTCGGCGCCGAACTGGCGCAGTGTGGTTTGCACCAGCGCAGAGCCGATCCGCAGCCGGCCCTGATCGAGCATCGGGACGACGTGGCGCATGGCTGGCGCGGCCTGGATGTGGTCGATCAGGCGGTTGCCGGCGTCGATCCCGATCGTTTCGAGGATTGTGCCGTAGCCGATCTCGCGCTCGTTGCCGCAGGTGCGGCCATCAGACAGGATCTGGGCCAGGGTGGCGCAGTCGCGCGCCGCCAGCGCCGCCGCGCAGGCCGGATCGGCGTGCGCGCGGGTGCGCAGCTCAGCCTGTTGTTCTGGCGTCATGATCAGCTCAGCGTCAGAACACCAGCGGCCTGGTCGAAATCGACCGTCAGGGCTTCGCCGTCGTTGAGGGTGATGCTCGAGCCGTAATCGCAGTAGCCGACCAACGGCTTGCCTGCGGCGGTGTCGTTGTACACCACGGCGAAGCGCAGCGGGCCGACCGTGCCGCCGGCGGCGGTGATCACCTCGTCGGCGATCGTCACCTTGGCAATGCCGCCGGTTTCGGCCAGCACGACCGCGTCGAGCTGGTAGCCGCCGGCCGTGTACGCGCCGCCGGTCACCTGGGTGACGTCAGCCAGGACAGCCGCGCTCGCGGCCGGCGCGGCGTTGGTCAGCGCGACCTTGAACGTGTGCGATCCGAAGTTGTGGACGCCACGCAGCACCTGCTCGGCGAAATCGGGGATCTTCTGCAGTGCTGGCATGTGCCGCGACCTTTCATGGTTCAGCGAGCCGCGCGCGGAAAAGCGCCAGCAGCTCGGCGTCGGTCTTGCCGACAAATTCGTCTTGGAAGATGACCGCCCGGGCCGGTCGACCGCGCACGGTGCCGGAAATCGGGATCATCAGGGAGCCCGGCGCCGCCGCCTCGGCGCGCAGGTTGGCGAGCCAGGCGGCGGTGTCGGGGCTCATGGGGTTACTGCTTGGTTCGACCGCGGCGCGGTGCGGCCGACGGCTCGATGGGATCGGCCTCGGCGTCGACGGCCACTGGCACGCTGTCGGCTTCCGTGGGAGCAGCTTCATCGGCCGGCAGGGTCGCGACGGGCGGAGGCGCGTCATGGGCCGTGGTCCAGCCCTCACCCGTCGACACCGAGATCAAGTCCTGATCATCGGTCTCGAACTCTTGGCCAACTGGATAGTGCTGTAACTGGATGCCGCGATGCGCCCAGGCAAAGGCTTGAATTACGGACAATTTCATGGTTACTCCAGGTGTGAGCAAGCACCCGCGGGTACTTGCTCCGAGTTGCCGACTTAGGTCGCTGCGATCTTCAGCTTGCGACCGGCTTCCGCCTGGCGCACGCCACCACCCACGCGGCGGCGCGCACGGAACACCACCAGGCCGTCGTCGGCGCCGGTCGTGTAGTCGGCCTGCAGCGCGACGTTCACACGGTCGACGATGACGTACAGCTTCTTGAAGTCGGCGAACACCACCGGGAACGCATTGGCAGCGACATTCGGCATGTCGGCCATTTCGGCGTAGGCAGCGCCCAGGATGGTGTTCGGCGCACCATTAGCGATGCCAGGCGCCCACAGATACTGGCCGGTGCTGTCCTTCAGCTTGCGAACCTTGCCCAGCGTGTTGCGGTTCAGGCCCCACATCGCGTTGCGCGCGTGCGCGGTCTTCAGATCGTGGAACAGCGAGATCATGCCGTCGGCGGTGATGTCGGCGGCGGTGCCGCTGATGGTGAAGCCGATGTCGGTACTCGTCAGGATGCCTTGCATTTGGGCCGAACCACCGGTGCCGGTGATCGACTCCTGGCCTTCACGCACTGCGAACTGTTCCGATGCATCTTCACGAAGCTCAGCGAACAGGTCATAGTCCGAATCTTCCAGCATCTGCTGCGAGACTTCGATCCGCGCGAACATCTCAGGGGCGAAGAACTCCAGCATGCCGTATGCAGGATCGCCGGTGTTCGCACGCTTGGCGGTCTCGCCGACGCGCAGAGCAGCGCCGTTGCCGGTCTTCTTCGGCATTTTCAGACTGCCGACACCGATGGTGCGCACGGTCGCCAGCGCGCGGATAGGCGTCAGCTCGATCACGTTCTTGATGATCTCTTTCTGCATTTCCGGCGGCGCCAGCAGGTAGCCAGCGCTCGCGTCGTCGCTCTTGATCAGGGCCGCGGAGCGCTCGCGCAGCAGCGTCACGTCGGCCGGATCGCGGTCGCCAGCAGCGCGGCGCATGGAGCGATCGAACGCGTCCATGTACTCTTGTGCGGCTTTCGCCTGCGGGTCGGCAGCGCCACCCAGGCCGGCGCGGTTGGCGATCTTTTCGATCGAATCCAGCTGGTCTTGCATGGCCTTGTTCTGCTTCTCGATCAGGGCCAGCTGTTGGTTCTGGGTCTCGTGCTTGTCGAGGACAGCACTGATTTTGTCGAGCTTCGCGTCGAGGTCCGCGCTGCGCTTCGTTTGGTTCGCGTCGTTCGTTTTCTTGAACTCGGTGAACGCTTCCATTACTTCTTGAACGGCGTCTTTGTCTGCCATGGTCATTCCTTGATGGTGGAGGTAAGTTGTTTGATGCCCTGCGCCAGGCGGCGGGCCGCCGAGCGCTGCTCATCCGCAGGGTCCCCACCATCACGGAGGGGCTGTACTGACGGGTTCGGCGAATCGTCGCGATTCGCCTTCGGCACCGCTGACGCGATGCGCTTTGCTTGTGCGTGCGACATCCCCTCTGCATCGCGCAGATAGGCTTCGAACTCACGAATTTCGGGGCCGCCAGCGGATGCCAGCAGGTTCTGAGGGGTTTTCTTGAAGAGGTTCAGCATTGCCGAGTTGGCGGCCTTCTTCTTTTTGGCATGGACCAGCACGTCGGCAAAGCCGGCGTCGACGGCCTGCTGCCCGAGGAACCAGGTTTCTGCGTTGACCCAGGCTTCCAGGTCTGCGCGCTTCGCATCGGTGCGGGCCTCGTAGATGTTGATCAACCCAGCCTGCAGCTGGTCGAGGATATCCGCCTCCTTGCGCATCGCGTCGGCATCGCCCCACATGCCGGACCACGGCTTGTGGATCATCAGGTTGGCGCCCTCGCTGATGCGAATCTCGTCGCCAGCCATTGCGATGACGCTCGCGATTGAGGCCGCGATGCTGTCGATATGGACGATGATTTTGGCGTCATGACGGGCGAATGCCTGGTAGATGGCCAGGCCTTCGAATACCAGGCCGCCGCCGCTGTTGATGCGGACATGGATCTCGTCGACGTCCAGTGCAGCAATCTGGTTCGAGATCGACTCGCCGGTGATGCCTTCGTCGTACCAGCCGCCGCCGATGTCACCGTAGATCAGTACCTCGGCAGGACTGTCGCCGGAGGCTGCATTGATTCGAACCTGCCCTGGCTTCAGCGCCATGCGATTGACGTAACGGAAAGAGCCAGCGTCCGCCGGATCTTCCTGGGCCAGTTGCGAGAGGACGGAATCGAGGCTGTCCCGCGCCTCGCGCAGCGCGCGCTCATTTGCTGCGGACAGCACTCGTCCTGCAGCGAGTGGCTGCATATTCAGTTTGGACATACGGGATTACTCCTGGGGAGCTGGTGTTTCAGGCTCGGCGGGCTTTTGCTCGCCGACGATGTTTGCGGGGATGCGCAGCAGGTTGCTGGCAGGGTCGTCGTCAGGGTTCCGGTCGAGCAGGCCTCGCCCTTCGTTTGGCGTCAAGATGCCGCCGTTTACGTAGCCCAGAATGATGTCCTTCGTATCCTTGGCGGACCCGCGCAGCATCCCCTCTTCGGTGAAGTTCGTGTAATACCCTTCTTCGATCTCCGCCTCGGAAAGGAGGTTGATCACGGCAGACTGCTCGAACGCTTCCCATCGCGGCGCCAGGCAATCCTCCCGGTGTGCGCGGTTCATCTCCTCAGCACTAGCGAAGGTCGCGGTTTTATCCGAGAAGCCGACCTTGATCGGCAAGACGCCGAAAAACGAGCAGATCTGCTCGATCTGCAACTTGCGCGTTTCATTCGCCTGGGCGTCGACGCTGCTCATGGACGTGTTCAGGAATTTGGCGTTGCGGTCGAGGATCATCGGCCGGCCGGCGTTCTGAGCGCCAGCGAATTGCTTGATCACCCATGCGCTCAGCTTCTCGTGCTGGTCCTTGTCCAACGTACCTTCGACCGAGTAGATGCCCGAATTCCGTATCCCATTTTTGTGCAGTTGGGCTGCGGTTTCCTCAGTCGCCAGCGCCAGGCCGATTGCCTCGCGCGCAAGCTTGATGACCTCCAGCCCCTCGATGCCATCCATCGTCGGCCCGCGCAGATGCCAGATATGCTTTCGCGTGAATGTCTTGAAGGTTCCATCGGCCCCGTAGACGTCATAGAAAATCTCCAGCGTCTGCGCATCGCGGCGCACCAGAACCTGCCCCGGCGCGAACGGAATCAATTCGAGGATTTTCCCCGTCATGCTCAGGCTCTTGAAAACGAAGGCTTGGCCGCACAGTTCGATGTGCCATGACAGCATCTGCCGAAATTCGAAGCTCGTCTGCCAGTCATTCGGCTTCAGCGACAGCATCCGGTAGAGCTTGTGCCACTTCGCGGGCAAACGGCGGCCGCGCACTTCCTGCATCAGCTTGAATGGAACTTGCGCCATGCCGTTGCCGATCACGCGGCAGCAGGAAAATACCGTAGCCACTTGGATCGCCGTACGCACATTCACCGCGCGACCTGTAGCCGACGAGAGCCACCCCGCCATCTCCTGCCAGAATGGCTCCTTGAACGCCTCGTTTCGCCGGCCGACGCCGGCTCGGACAAAAATCGACATCAGTCCTCCACCTTGGCACGCGCGGCATTCACGCTCGCCAGCACGCCGCCGACCATCATCAAGACGCCGGCGGCGATGCAGCCGGCCGCAGGATGTAACAGGCCGACGCCGAACGCAAACGCCGTGGCGCCGAAGGTGATCAGTGCATCAGGGGCAAATTTGATCAGTTTGTTCATTCTTATTCCCAGAAGGATTTTGCTTCCGACGCAACCTTGCTCACTAGGCCCGCAGCCATAACCGCCGCAATGATCAAGTCGATGCGGCCGGTTGCCTTCTCCTTGTCGAGCTTGCGGCTTCCTGTTCCGTCCTGGACCGTCACCGCGTTGCCGGCGCACATCGTCAGCACCTTGTGCCCGTTGTGCGCCAGCTCGCCGTTCAGCAGCATTGTTTCGAACCGCTCGATGGCGGGACTCATATCTTTGTAACCTTGGCCAAACGCCTCCATTGGCGGCAGGCTAATGCCATCGTCCGACGCCATCTGCTGCAGGTCTTCGATGCGCCAGCGGTCATATCCGCATATGGTGAGATCGAAGAAATCGCACATCGCCGACAGCTTTTGCAGGATGATTCGCTTACTGATGGCTCGGCCCGGGGTCGTATCGAGCAGACCTTCCGCCTTCCATTCGACGTACGGGACCATGTCCTGCTGCGCACGCCGCGCGAGGTCGGCATCTGGGAGCCATGCGTATGGAACCAACTTCCAAGGCTCGCCCGGCTCTACCGGCTGGACGAGAAACACCAAGCCTGTAAGGTCAGTGGTACTGGACAGGTCCAGCGCGGCCACAGCGCGCCGTCCGCGGAGCGACTCGACGTCGTAGTCGAGCTTCGCGCCCTTCCAGATTTCGTGACTGATCCAGGGCGACTCGGCGTCCGTCCATTGGCAGAAGTTCAGCCGGCGGACAAGCGATTCCTTCGACGGCATACCCCGCGCTTCCGTCACCTGCTCGCGGATGTACTTGTACCCAGGCAGGTTCGCGTCCTGCAGGCTGGGATTCGCCTTCGGCCAGCATTCTTCGCTTTCGAACGGGTCGTCGCCCTCGTCGAGAGCGCAGATGTACGGGAAGAAGGCGTCGTCTACCAGCTCGCCGGATGCAATCTTGGCGCCGTATTCGTGCGAGTTCCAGCACGGCGACTTGCGACTCGCGCCTGCGTTGGTGATCACGAAGATCAGCGCCTGGCGCCGGCTCTTCGTACCAGCGCGCAGCATCTCCAGCACGGTCGCCGTCTTGTGTTCGTGATATTCGTCCACGAGCGCGACGTGCGGTCGCGGACCGGACTGGCCGTCGTCGCTACTGATCGGGCGGAAGAACGAACCGGTTTGCAGGAACGCCAAGTTCCACGCTTTTTCGCCAGTACCGCTCTTCGTCAGCCGCTTCTTCAACTCTGGCGACTGATCGTGCATCGCGACCGCGTCACGGAACAGGATCATCGCCTGGTCCTTCTTGGTCGCCGCCGAATAAATCTCCGCGCGCGGCTCGCCATCGGCGACCAGGCCTTTCATGCCGACGCCGGCGGCCAGTGGCGATTTGCCACTTCCCTTCGCTGTTTCAACGTACACGACGCGGAAACGACGGTAGCCATCGTCGCTCTTCCATCCGAAAATGCTGCCCACTACGAACTTCTGCCACGGCAGCAACATGAAGGGCAAGCCCTCGAAGTCGCCTCCGTTTAGCTTCAGCACATCCTGGTAAAACCCAATTGCCTTGTGCGCGGCATCCACGTCCCATACTAGGCCTCGTGCGCCGCCCTCCTCCAGATCGCGCAGGTGGCGCGCGCATTGGTCGCGCACGTGCGGTCCGGCGATCTGGGTACCGGCGACGACTTCGAGGGCGTATGTAGTAACAGGGTCAGCCGAAGTATCCGGCGAGCGGGTCTTTTTTCTCGTCGCCATCCGGGAGGTCCACGTTCACTTTCGATCGCGCGGCCGGCGTTAGGCCGAACTCCACCAGGTAGCTTTTGAATTGCGCATCGGCGGCGCGCAGCTGGTTGACCGCGGGATTGTTCTTGATGAGGGTGTTTTCGTTTTGATCGACCGTCGTGTAGGTTCGACCGTCACGCTCGATCAGCTCGCGACACGCCAGGATGTCGGCGTAGCAGTCGCACAGCCGCTCGAGGGCCAGTCCGTCGGCCTCGGTCATCACCCCCATTCGCCGGAGCAGCGTGCACAGCTTTTTCCACACCGCCTTGCCTTTCGCATCCAGGTGCGGCGGGCAAACCGGTGCTTTTGTGCGCGGTTTTGGCTCTTTTTTGTTCAGTGGCCGCTTGCCCGGATTGCCCGTGACCAGCTTGAGCGCACTGGGTATCGGGCGCCTTCCGGCCATGATTTCAGTCCCAGAAAAAAAGTTTCATTTCGCGGTTCTGCGCAAAGAGGGGGGAGGCGGTCCCCTTGGGCGAAGGTCCCGGAGATTTGATGCCCCCCGGCACTATTTCACGCGAGAAAGATATTATTGAAGAAAAATGTTTCCCTTGGTGCATCAAATCGGCCATCCATCCGGCCCTGCGGCGCGCCTCACGCGCTTCGTCTTCCTCTGCTCGGCCTCGGTCTTTTGACCGCGCGGAGAGATCGCACAATGCCGCCAGAAACTCGTTGTGAACTTACGGAGGGGCAGGCTAAAAGAGTGCGACTTGCCCAGATGACGGTAGCGGAAGTCCGTTGGACCCAGCCTCGACCACTTCTCGCGCACCCTTGCGGCAGTTGCACCTGAGGTGGGCGAGTCTGATGTTGCTGTAGCTATGCATCCCACCGCGAACCAGAGGCACGACGTGATCCAAAGTAGCAAAGCCTCGATCAGGCCACTTGAGCTGCAGATCAACCGACTCTCCGCAGAGCCAGCAAATTCCCTTGTCGCGTTTAAACACTACCTGCAGATCAACATGTTCAACGTATGCATTTGCGCGCAGCGCCTTCCGCTTGTACTCGTTGGTACGGTTCTGCTGCTTTATTTCAGGGCGGTGGCGCGCCTGGGCGTACCACGCTCGCGCTTGGATGCGGATTAGCTTGTGCGAACACTCTTCTGAGCAGCAAACGTTCTTATTGATCGGCCTGAACTCGGTTTTGCAGATTCGGCATTCCGATACGAGCGGTGTGCCACGCTCATGGCGAGAACGGCACGCGGCGTCGCAGAATTTTCGCCCATTTGCCGGTGTGCTGCAGTAGGCGCACTTTTCATAATGCGATGTGTCGACCAGGGTTTCGATAGTGCCTCGCCTGCGAAGCCGATAGTAATGGACCTCGCAGTACTCGGCACGCCCGGACCGCAGCGGACTGGTGCATCCATCGATCGCACACTGGGTTGCTCGAGGTCGAGAAGTCCAAATCTTTACGCCGGCAGCATCAAGAGCGTTCGCAAAACTTCCGAACAGTTTCTTTGCCATTGTGGTGCACGACATGCCAACGTCGGTAGACTTGCAATAGCCATCCTTTGCGTTCGCTCGAATCAAGTTAATAATCGATTCTTTGGTCCACTTGTGAGTGGACTGGGTATAATCTTTCGAAATCACTACGATCCTCTCAACGGATTGATGTGATGAGAAGCCCGGATGGTGTTAGCGCACCTACCGGGCTTTGTTGTTTCTATTGTATTTCAGAGCTGTACAAATATACAGTGCTTTCATTCGCACGGCCAGCCATCGGGACCAATTACCTTACGCGGGCGCTTCAGCCTTCCTTGTTGCTCAGCCGTGATTCGCTTGTGGCACTCGGTCGAGACGGCCCGTAGGTTGCCTGGGTCATCCGTCCCCTTCTGCGCCTTCGGGATAATGTGGTCGACTTCCTGCGCAAGCGTCACTCTAATGACGCCTCCCTTGCATTGATCGCACTGACACAGCCCGCAATCACGCTCGAGTATCTGGCGGCGCAGCTTTACCCATGCTGACCCGTAGCCGCGCTCGTGGCGGCTCTTCGTGCCCCACACCATCAGCTAGGACCCAAATCGATCTTGACGCCGTGGTCGACGGCGGCGTTGATCACCATGCTGGACAGATGTCCCAAAGCCATTGCGATCGCCACAGCAGGCCGGAACCACCATGAAAAGCGCGTCCGGACCTTCAGCGTGACTACATTGCTCATCGCTTCTTCCTCAGATGGGTGAACAGGTTCGCTGCCATCTGCCGCGCATCGCCAGGTACGCTGCGCGCCACGTCGACGACCGACATGCCGGCGGCGCCGTGACCATTCGCGCGCAGGATCTCCTGTGCATCGTGGCAGTCGGCCAGGTGCTGGGAGATCTGGTTGAGCCGCGCCAGGTCAGCCGCTTGCGCTGGCTGGGCACCAGGCCCGAGCACCGCGCGCATGATCTCCGCGCGGTAGATGCGTGCCATGTTGTTCATGCTGCCGCCTGAGCCTGATCGATCACAGCCTGTTCGCGCATCACCTGAATAATGAAGCGCAGCCAGGACACTTCCGCCTCGACGCTCACGCTACTTCTCCCCGAAGCCAGGGACGTCGCGCTCGCTGGTCGTGCGCAGGCAGTAGACCCACGCGACGGCGATTATGGTGACGACGGTTCCCAGCACACCATAGGCCCAGCCCGGCGCGTCAAGGCGGTCAAGCAGCAACCACCACAGGATGGCAAACGGGACTGGTGAACGCATAGGGAGCGACGACGATTTGATGGCGACCTTGCGCTTCATGCGATACCTCGAAAAAGAAAAGCCGCCGGCGCATTGCTGCGACAGGCGGCGAAGTCCCCGGTTTTGCCGGGGCTGGAGACACTGGAGCGGGTGGCCGGGCTCGAACCGGCGGCATCATGCTTGGAAGGCGTGCGCTCTACCAGCTGAGCTACACCCGCATTGATCGGTTGGCCCGTACGTGGGCCAGGCGGCGTGCCCCAGATCTATCTGATAAGTAGGCCGCAATCAAAAAAGGCCCACCGCGAAGGGTGAGCCTTTTTCTAGGCGAGCGCCGGCTTTACTGCTGGCCGGACTGCTCGACTGCCTCGGGTGACGTTGGCGCCGAAGCGCGCATTACGTGGATCGAGGGATATGTGAAGGCTGTAGTTTACGCCCGTTTCCTGTGCAACACAACAGTATTTCAAATGTCATTTACCTAGTGCGGAAAGTGACTTTACGCACTGACCACACGAGCCGGAGCGCACATGCTGAGGCTTTCCATAGGAGGCCATATGTCCGACGATCCTACTAAGCGCGGCACACCCGATCGAAATCTCATCAGCCTGAAAGAGCCCCACGAAGTCAGCTATTGGACCGATGCGCTCGGCGTCAGCAAGGAAGAGCTGGAGCGCCTGGTATCCGAAGTCGGCCACAGCGCATCGGCTGTTCGTGAACGATTGAAGAAGTAACCTGCTGCCCGGTCAGGCGCAGGCCATGACCTGACTTGGGCGCGCCTCCCTGCGCATCTTGGCGCCGGCGCGCGCGCTGTGCGCCTGGTACATGCCCTCCAGCTCCGACACCATGTCAGCGATGCGCTCGCGCTCGAGTGTGCCACCCTGGATCGGTTCGCGGCCAGGCGACGCGGCGCAATGCGTGCACGCGCGACCGGCGCTGACCTTGGTGCCGTTGCACGCGCTGCATTCGCCGCCCAGCCAGTGCGCCAGCGAGTGCACCGCGATCTTCTTGTAGATGCCGTACGCCGCGCCGATGTCCCACTCGTGCTTGATGTTGATCCACTTGCGTGCGAAACCACGGCGCGCCACCTCGCCGGTCCAGATGCGCAGCAGCACGGCCAGGTCATGAGCCGAGCTTTCGACAGCTTGGCGCGGCACGCCGGCGATATGGGCGCGCAACAGCATCGTGCCGAACAGCTCTCCCGGTCCTCCTGACAGATCGGCCAGCGCCGCAGCGACGAGCGGCTCCGTCTGGTGGTGTTGGTCGTCGTCCTGCATGTTGGAAGCACTCAATGCCTGGACGTATCGGTCTGCAAAATTAAACATGACTTTCCCCTTGCCAATGCATTAGAGTAACAAATTCGCAGGTAGGGGGGTTAGCTGCCCGAGATTTTCCAAATTGCAACGTGGTCTTGTTTGAAGTGAACATCACCACGAATATGAGCTGTTCACTGAGAATACATTATGAAAAACAAGATTGGACGCAATGACCCATGCTGGTGCCCATCGGGGAAGAAATACAAACATTGTCACCTTGGACGCGAAAACGCGCCGAAACTGGCACGCCAAGATTTTGAGGCTCACAGCAAAAAAATGGGAGCAATAAAAAAGTGCTCAGCGAAGGGAATAATTGATGAATGCCATGGAAACATAGTTAAAGCCCATTCTATATCTAAAAGTGGGTCGCTTAAGAAAATTGCAGTCGCTGGCCACGTAATGGGCACGAAGGCAAATCTTAGTGAACTGCATAAGAACAATGGGAATGTAACCTTAGGTAGCGTAGGAATTAACACCGCATCCACCTTCACCGGCTTCTGCGCTCATCACGATAAGACTTTGTTTTCGCCGCTCGAAGATAAACCTATTATCCTAGATGACACTCAGCTTTTTTTGTTAGCTTACCGGGCAATCGCTAGAGAGTTATTTGCCAAAGAGCTAAATAGCGAAACTGCAGACTTCATGCGCAGTGCAGATAAGGGATTTGAGCCGATGGTCCAAATCTTAATGCAGCATATTGCTTCCGAGTTTTCGGCCGGTGTTAATTTAGCCTTGAACGAACTTAAGCTTATCAAGGCGAAAATGGATGACATGCTAGCATCACAAAATTACACCAAACTGAAACATTTTGTTGTGAGTTTTTCTGAAACACCAGAAATTTTGGTTGGAGGCACTACCCAACCAGATTTTGATTTCGACGGCACCGAACTTCAGGAATTCGGCAATCCGGATGCTATGATGAGCCACATAATATTTAATTCAATTACTTTCGATAATCGCGGCTGCTTTGTTTTCTCTTGGATTGACGAGCACGACGAAATATGCAGGAAATTTATAGACTCACTTGCAAGGCTCGAAAAACAAGAAATGGAGAATGCTCTAATCCGCTTCTCATACTCCTATTCTGAAAACACTTGGGCATCTCCAAGCTGGTGGGAATCCGCAGATGCAAGTGTTAAAAAGGATGTGTCGGAAAGGCTTCAGCATGGCTTATCAATAGCAGCCAAGGGAAGCTTCCTACGCCCAAATTCGATCGAATTTAAAGCATGTGTAATCGATTCCTATGAGTACCGCTAAAAAATCTCTACTTGCCATCCGCCGCCATCTTTTTTAGATCTAGCTTTTACTGCTAGGAAGCGAACTGGATATAGGTCAGCAGCGATTTTTATCTTTGCCCGAGCATCGTCCAGCCAGTAACCCTTGACCTCATGCATCTCCAGAGCTCCGTTGGCCAGCATGACGGCGAAGTCTGGGGTGTAGAAAGTGTTGTCGGCCAGCCGCAGCTTGATCCCCTCGAACTTGAACCATGCCACTTCGCCGGCGTGGCGCCGCGCGTCCAGCGTGGCGGCATACGCGGCCTCGGTCTTGTTCATGGTGCCGGTCTTGAGCCGGCCCAGCGCCTGGAGCGCGCGCGTGGCGCCGGTCCGATTTGTTGCCTGACTACTCATGTCATCCTTTCGATTTGGGTTGTGCTACATCGTTGTTTTGCTGCGCTGTTTGGCGCTTTTCGACCCAGGCGGCGCGCTCGGCCATGTTCCTCGCCGGTGCGTACCGGTCGCACGCGGCTCGGCTCCAGGGCAGGAACGGCTTAACTTGGTCGAATCGGCCGGCCGCGCCGACGCAGCGACCGACTCCGACCCGGGCGTGCTCCGGGTATTCCTTCATCTTGAAATTGCCGCACGTGGCGCAGATCTCGGCGTTCACGCTGCCCTCGCTGGCGGCGGCTCGCGGCGCACCAGGTCTTTCAGCGAGCCGATCCCCTCAGGCTTGCGCGTGCGCTGCTCTGGCTCGACCAGCAGCGGCGTGGCGATCGGGCGGATCGGTGAAACGGTCGCGGGCGGCGTGCTGGCCGGGTCCAGCGCGGCCTCGATGCGCGCCTTGAACTGGCCCATGTACTCGCCCGACCGCGGCGACAGGCCCAGCTCAGCCCCCTTCGCCAAGATCGTCGCGTCGCTCGCCCACCAGGCGGCGCCGGCGGCAGGCTTCTTCTGCACCTCGGGCGGCGTCCAGTCGGCGGCGTACCGCTCGCTGGGCCCGAAGAAGGTCGCGGACTGCAGGATGTACATCGGCTCGGTCTTCATCGCCTTGACGAACGCGGCGTAGGCCAGGGCGCCGGCCAGCATCTCGGCGACCGTGGCGCCGGCGACCAGGCGCGCGGCCCAGGCCTTGTGCGCCGCTTTCTTGCTGTCGCCCGGGCGTGCGGGGTAGACCTCCCAGACTGCTTCGAAGTCTGCCGGGTAGTCGTTACGCTTCATCTTGCGCGGCGTGGCGGCGCCGGCGCGCAGGCGGTCGAGTTCATCCAGCAGCTCGATGACAGTCGACGATTTCAGGTGCACAGTCGGGGCGCCGGCGGCCAGGCCGCGCAGTGGAGAGTAGTCACGCATGGGCAGTCTCCTGCTGGCGTTGCGCCACCTGATGCTTCGCCCACTCGCCGGCGATCCAGGTGACACCTTTCGGCGTAAAGCGCGCCGCGTTGTAAGCGTGCCCGTTGCCGCGCGCGGTACCGGCCTTGACGCAGAAGCGGCCCGCGTCGATGTGCTGGGCATGTGGCGTCAGCACGCCGCCCAGGCGATACACGATCTTGTGGTGGACCAGGAACTCACGGAACAGGTTCTCGTTCACACCCAGCAGCTTGGCCACCTCGCGGAATCCCTTCGTGCCGGTCGAATCGGCGTATCGCTCGACGAACTCGACGGCCGGCGCCGCCGCGGCAAGCTGGGCTGCCTGGGCATCGATTACGTCCTGCTGTTCGGCGGCCAGGCGCAGCGCCGCGGCGAATGACTGCGGCACGGCCGGCGCCGGCGCCGCGGCTTCGAGCTCCATCCAGCGGTCGACCAGCCGGCCAGTGAACTCCGGCGACAAGCGGGCGATCAGGACGAGCGAGTCTCGTTTGTTGAGTCGGAACTCGGTGAATTCGCGCCCTCCCGCTAAGTTATTGATTACGCGGCATTCCTCAATCTGAGGAGTGACGCCGGTCGCCCTCAGCTCACGGCAAACCCGCAACACGTTGTCGTGCCGCTTGTTGGCCATATCGGCGATCTCGCGGCTCGACATCGTGACGTCGGCGCCGCCGGTTGATTGCAGTGTCAGCATGCTTCCCATGTCGTTTCCTTTCTTCGTCTCGTGCTGCGTCAGGCGGCTTCCCTGGCCAGCTCGCGCACGACGCTGGTCGAGTTGATGTGGTGGCGCACCCGGCGGTCGACCTCGCGGCAGGCCCGCTCGACGTCGATGGCCCGGACGTTCTCCAACTGCGCGTCATGGCACTCCAGCGCCTCACGGATCGCATTGAGCTCGTCACCCTTCATGATCACGCGGTCAAGCGTCACGATGCGCTTGCCGACGGCCAGCAGCGCATCGCGCGCCGCGATCGTGACCGGCCGGAACTCGTCGCCGATGCCCTGCTCGCACATCACGTTCGCCATGTTGATCGCGCCGACGAGCAGGTCCCACCCTTCCCGGGTGCCGGCGCCCTGCGCCATGTCGGCCAGGGCCTTGTGGCTGCGGATTTGGATCAGGCGCAAGTGCTCGATGTGGTCGCCGCTCATTCCGCCGAATACCGTGGTGAGGACATTGCGGGCGACGTACTTCGGCCCCTGGTATTTCTTGTTGCGCGGCTTTTTCATGCTGCCTCCTGCTCTGGCTGCGCCGCGTCGACCACTTCGAAGTCGAACAGCGTTGGCATGCTGACCTCGCGCTCCATCGCGCGGCAGTAGTGCACCTGGTCGGCGAAGTACGCGGGGTTCAACTCCGACCCGGCGCCGCGGCGGCCCAACTTCATGGCGCGCACCGGTACCGTGCCCAGGCCGCAGAACGGGTCGTAGACGACTTCGCCCGGGTTGCTGTAGCGGTTGATCAGGCGGTCCACGATGTCGATCTGGAACGGGCATACGTGCTTCTCGACCGCCCGGGCCGACTGATCGCCGTTCAGGGTGCGCATGCGCACGATGTCGTGCCAGACCATTGGATCGGCGCTGCCTGGCGCCAGGCTCAGGTAGTCGGCCGGCAGCGCCTTGTTGGACAGCATCTGCTCGCCGACCGCGACATGCAGCTCGTAGTTGTAGACGTTGGCCAAGCTCATGTCGGTGAACATCTTGGCCAGCTTGGCCGGGCCGTAGGCGGCGATCTCCTCCGCGCCCAGCATCCGGTCGCCGCTCGATCGCCAGAAGGCGTGCGCATCAACCTGCCAGCGCGCCACGCTGTACCCGGTACCGGGCAACGGCGCGAGGCGGCGGTCGAAGTCCACCGGCTCTCCGTCGTCGTTCTGGCACAGCGGCTTCGCCTTCGTCACCGGGACGTCGGCGTAGCCGCGGCTGCGGTCGGTCTGCGGCTTGTGGAACAGCAGGATGTATTCCGGGCTGCCGACGCCCATCTTCGTGCCGTCCTTGCACACCTCGGAATAGCCCAGGCGGTAGGTCTGGTTGTTCTCGCGCACCACGTCGGTGACAACCGTGATCATGCCCAGGTAGTCGAAGCCGTGCTTCATGCCATGGAACAGCGCCTCGGCGTGGAACGGGCTGACCGTCGGGATGCCGGCGCCGGTCACGTTGCCGAAGTTGATCCGGTCCTTCACGTGGCAGGCGTAGATGCGACCAGGCTGCAGGATCCGGTACAGCTGCGGCGTCAGGAAATCCATCTGCGCCCAGAAGTGGGCGTTGTCCTGGGTGTGGCCGAAATCGTTGTAGCTCGGCGTGTACTCGTAGTGGTTCGCGAATGGCACGCTGGTGACGATCAGGCCGACCGAGTTCTCCGGACGCTCGAGCGCCTCCAGCACGCAGTCGTTGTTGGCGACGGTGAAGCGCTCGCCGGCGACGACATGCCGCTCGACGCCGATCGTGCGCGCCAGGCTGTCCTGCATCGACAGCTGGTCCAGGCCGTAGGTGCGGATGATCTCACCCATCGTTTCCTGCATCTCGTCGTGCCGGCGCCACTTCTCCTGCAGCTCGGCCAGCACCGCGCGCTCGACCTCGGTGTGGATGATGTCGAGCCGGACCGGGCGCGACTGCTGGAAGCGCTGGATACGGTGGATTGCCTGGATGAAGTCGTTGAACTTGAATCCAATGCCGGCGAAGATCGCACGGTGGCAGTGCACCTGGAAGTTGCAGCCCGAGCCGGCGATGATGGGCTTGGTTGACAGGATGGGGAACTTGCCGTCGCTGAAGTCGGCGATGCGCTGCTCGCGCTCTTCCAGATCCTGCGTGCCCCACACGCTCATGGCATTCGGCAGCGCCGCCTGGATGGCGTGGCGCTCATCCTCCAGGTCGTGCCAGATCACGAAGTGGTCAGCCGGATCCGCCCCGACGATCTCAGCGACCTTGGCCACCCGCGCGCCCAGGCTCTGCCGCTTCTCGCCGGCGGCAGCCGACAGGCCCATGGCCGGGTTTGGGATCAGCATGCCCTGGCCGTTCTTCTCGGCGCCGGCCGCCTCGTAATCGCTCGGCACCTCGTGGTAGCGCACCTCGAGCGGCGGGAGGTCGTAACCCTCATCCGAATGACCCAGGTCGCTTGGCCGGCGGATGAAGCACGCCCAGCTCGCCACCCACAGCCAGAATTCGGTTTCCTTGTGCGGGTAGAGGGTCAGGTTGCCCGCCTTCTCGCTGTCGCGCTGGAAGAAGCGGGTCAGCGCCTGGCCGGTGTCCATCACGCCCAGGAAGCCGGCGTAGTGGATCAGCTCCTTGAAGCGATTCGGGCTCGGCGTCGCCGTGAACACGAACTTGAACTCGACCTGGTCGAACAGCGGCAGGAACTCCTGATAGGTCTTGCTGCCGTAGCTGCGCAGGATGCTCGCTTCGTCCAGCGACGCGGCGCCGAAGCGGCGGACGTCGATCTTCCCGTCGCGCACGCTCTCGTAGTTCGTCATGTACAGCGTGTCCGGGCCTTCGATCTCGGCATCCGTGCGGATGAATCGCAGGTCGACGGCGTGCTCGCCGGTGAAGCGCTTCGCCACCTCGCGGGTGAACTCCTGGCGCACACCCAGCGGAAGCACGATCAGGCGCAGGCACGGCCGGTGGATGCCGATCTGGCGCATCACCTCGAGGTTTGTGCTGGTCTTGTGCAGGCCAAACGACGCGAACACAGCGCGCTGGCCGCCCTGCAGCGCCCATCGGACGATGTCGCGGGTGTGCGGCTTGAGGTTCGGATTGATCTTCTCGAGCGGGACGTCGAAGCCTTGGCGCGGTGCCAGCTTGATTTTGGCGCGGAGAAAATCGTTGTAATCGCTTAAAATATTGGCAGACATATTTACTCCACAGTGATTTGTTCAGAGGCCGCGCCGGGTGCAACCGTCGCGGTCTCGCTATTTCTGATCAGGGTCAGGCACTCGGCCAGCAGCTCGCGCTCTGTCCCGTAGATCGCCTGGAAGGTCGCCTTGCGGCCGTGCACGCTGATGCGCCCGCGCAGGTCCGTGTCGTCCTGCTGGTGGTGTGGGCCGCACAGGGGTAGCACGAGGAGGTGCGCGCCTGGCTTCGTCCTGCCGTCGATGTGATGGATGCTCACGATCGCGTTGTGCCAGCCATCCTTGCGGCACGCAATACAACCCAGGGCGGCAATGCGGGTCATGAACTGCGCTTCGGCGGTGGTAGGCGGGCGTCCCTTCATGCCCCGCGACTTCATCAGCTTCGGCGGCTTCGATTCCCGCTTGCGCGGGAATGTGGCCTTGGCCTGCACCGCGGCGACACGCAGCAGGCCTGCGCCGGCGGCTGGCGTCTTGAAGCCGGTACCGCGCGCCATCGGCGACTTGCGAGCAAGCGGCTTGCCCTGCTTGAAGGGTGAGCGGCGCATCATGCTACGATCCTCGTCTCGACACCGAAGGAGCAACTATGAACACGGAACCGCCGCAGGAATACGGCAACTACCTCATCGTGGCCGGCGCCCTTCCCGCGCCCGAAAACCGCTATTTCAGCGTGTTTTCGATTCATCGACGTACCGACCCCGGCGTAATCGGCGAGTCGGAACTCGTCCATCGCGAGAGCATCAAGGACGGGTTTGTTTGCGAGACGGCGGACGAAGCAAAACGAGATGCCTCTGTTCGTGCGCACGAATGGATTGACTCGCATCTTGAATAAGATCGCACCCATCGTCAGGCCTTCGTATGAAATGACGCGCCGGTGCGCACCGACCACTCCGGGATGTCCTGGCGAGTGCCGCGCGGGTTCGGGATGTACTTCTTGCTCAGGCCCGGGCTGGCGAACACGTTCGACGTGCGCGCCGCAGCGATCTGGCCGACCGGCTGCACAGGCTCGATGCCGGCCAGCGCGTCGAAGTGGGCGCGAGCATGAGAGCTGATGTCGATCTTGTCGCCACGCACGACCAGCCATCCGTAGCTCAGAACGTGCTGAAGCGCCTCTTCGTCTGGTAGGTTCTTCCCGCCGAACTGCACGACAGCGAACAGCTGGCGCGCCAGCTTCGGGCCGTTCTTGTACAGGTATTCGCCGGCGGCGTACGCCGGGCTGTTGTGCTGTGCCAGGCGCGGCTGGCTAATTTGCTTGGCCATGGTCGGCCCTCCGAATAGTGAATTTTGCGAAAGCGCAGTCGGTTGCGTGGGCAGGACCCTCGCGCCCGCCGCAGCCAACGCACGATGGCGCACGTGCATACAGCAAGAATGTTGCTGGATTGACATCTTTAGCATGCTTGAGTAAAGTCCACTCATTACCTTTTATGGAGCAGCTATGAGCACAAACACCGTTGACCTGAATGGCCGGATTTTTCAATTCGAGACCGCCGTGCGTGCCGATGAAGCACGGCAGTGGATCGCTCAAAACCTTGGAGACACATCGCGATTTCTTGACGTATTCGGCGACGCTGACCGCGTGACTTCCTCGCACCTCGGGGGCACGGCGAGCTAAGGCTGAAGATCTGATCACGCTGCCACCCCGACAATCTCGCGCTCGTGGGCGAAGTTCGCGCGGATCAGCGCCTCCGACAGCGGCGGGCAAACGCTATTGCCGCACATGCGCACCTGGGCCGATTTCGTCAGCGGGATGCGCGGGAGCGACAGCGGGTCGCCGTCGACCTGCTCGCCGCCCACGAACAGCAGTTCCGGGTCCGGGATCTCGTCGATGACGTAGCCGGCCGGGAATCCTTGCGCGCGGTACAGTTCGTGCGGCGCCAGCATGCGCAAGCCGATGTCGACAATTTCGTAGTCTTGGCCGTGGATCGTGACCAGGCCGAAGCGGTCGCGGCTGGTGACCGTCGCCAGCGGCGAGTCGGGCGCCTGGTCCTGATCGGTCCCGTAATAGGCCAGCAGGAATGCGCGTACCTCCGCGTGATGCTGGCCGCCGGCGCTGATCGTGTGCAGTGGCTCGTCGGCGCCCGCCGCCGTGCTGGTGCCGCGCAGCTTGACCAGGCTGCTTGCGACCAGAGCGGACTTGCCTCCGCCGCCGGCAGTAACCGTGCCGAGCGGCGCGCCGGCGGCGTGGCCAATGCTCTTGCCCATGTCGCGCTGGATGTGCGCGGTGACGATGCCCAGGGCGTGCGGCGCGCCGGCCGGGTTCTCCTTCGGGCCCGCGGTGATGGTCGGTACCGGCTCGGCCAGGTCACTGCCGGTCGAGCCAGTGCGGAACTTGGTCAAGTGCGCAGTCACAAGGCTGTGATGGTCCGTGCTGGTGACGGTGCCGATCGGCTGCTCAAGCTCCGATCCGACGACGCCGGTGTAGTGCTTGGCCAGGAATGCAGTCGCAATCGCGGTGTCGCCCTTGGCGGTGATCGTCGCAGTCGGCTCGTCGGCGCCGCGCGGGCGGCTGTCGCCGGCACGCCCGCCCACGCCGACCAGCGCTGCCGACACCAGGCCGAAGTGGCCGCCCTTGACCTGGGCGCAGACCGTACGCAGCGGCGCGTCGGCCGGCATCACGTGCTGGTTACTGGCGTTGGCGTGCTCGTTCAGGAAGGCGGTGACGAGCGCCTGGTTGCCGGCCGAGGTTACGGTCGGCACCGGACTGTCGACATCGGCGCCAGGGTGGCCGGTAGTGTTGGTCATGACAAACGGACGCAGGGTTGCACTGGCCAGCGCCTTCTCGCCTCGCTGCGCGCCAGTGATCGTGCGGAACGGCTCGTGCACGGATTCGCTGCGATCGCTGCCCTGGTGCGTTACTGGGACGATGCTCGGCACAACCACGGCACGGTGGTTCTCGGTGGTGAGCGTGCCGAACGGCTGACGCGCGGTTACCGGCTTGCCGGCGTAGATCGGCCCACCCTGCCCCACGATGAACGGATCCGCCGCGTCGACGACGTAGCGCATGATGCCCTTGGCGATGCGGCGCAACGTGGCCTCGGCCAGCGGGCGCTTGCGGGTGAAGATGCTCGGGCACTCCAGCGACCAGTCGATGCACTCTGCCGCGGTGCGGTACGGCGCGAGCTTGCCGGCGCGGACGCCCGGGGAGTCCGGCGCGCCGTTGGTCGGCGCCGGCCATTGGATCGGCAGCCCGTCGCGGCGCGCCACCAGGAAGAATCGTTTCCGGATCGTTGGGGTGTCGTAGTCGCTTGCGCGCAGCTCGCGGTGGTCGACCTTGTAGCCCTGGGCCTCCAGCTGGCGTACGAACGACTCGAACGTCTTGCCGCGCTTGGCCGGGTCTGGCTTCCAGTGACCGTGGTCGTCCTGGATCAGCGGGCCCCACGTTTTGAACTCTTCAACGTTTTCGAGCATGATCACGCGCGGCCGGCACTTGGCGGCCCAGCGCAGCGTCACCCAAGCCAGGCCGCGAATCTTCTTCTCGACAGGCTTGCCGCCCTTGGCCTTGCTGAAGTGTTTGCAGTCCGGGCTGAGCCAGACCAAGGCCACGGGCTGGTTGCCGGTCACCTCGATCGGGTCGATATCCCACACGCTCTCGCACAGGTGCTTCGTGTGCGGGTGGTTGATGGCGTGCATGGCCAGCGCCTCGGGATCGTGATTGATCGCGATGTCGACCGGGCGTCCGAATGCTGCCTCCAGGCCGGTGCTGGTCCCGCCGCCCCCGGCGAAGTTGTCGATGATGAGTTCGTGGCCCAGGTCGAGCTGGAGGCTGATGAGATCGCGCTTCATGGGCGCACCTCCGCGCGCGCACCGAACAGGGCCGCGACCAGTGGATCTCGCGCCGGCGGCGCCGTATGCAGGCGAACCGAGAAATGCTCGTCGTCCTGCATCACGTGGATATGGCGGTCAGCGCCGATCGATGCGCTGCCGCGCGCGCGGCGCGGTATGCCAACAGGGCGCGACACCGGCGCCGCGGCGAGCTGCGCCAGATAGGACTGCATCTGCTCCGGCGTCATGGCCAGGAAGTAGACCGGTCCACCCTCGGCGCGCACGATCGAAACGCGTGCTCCCAGGTCGGCGATGTACTTGCGCACACCCGATGGCCCCATCTGCAGCAGGTTGCCAATCTCGGCGCGCGTCATCGAATTGACAGCGAGAGCCGCGACCAGGCGGCGGATGTTGGCGATGCGAGCCGCGGTCTGGCCGGGCAAGACGTAGCTGGCGCGGGTCATGCTGGCACCTCTTCGGCGACCGGCTGTGCAGCGGTCTTCGTCATGGATGCAAGATCGTCTTCGACCGGCAGTGCAGCGACCCAAGCTGGGGCCGCCGGCAGACGGGTGTCATCGCGCATGCCCATCAACACGCCGACGAAGTCGGGTACGCAATGAAGTCGGAAGACTGCCGGGGAATTTGCGTCATCTTTCTTGGTAAAGAACGTCATCCCGACGGCGCCGTGCGATCGCTTCTGCAGTGCACGCCCTGCCGCGTCCGCTGCCTTTTGAGCCAGAGCCATGACCGGGGCGCCGAACGTCCCAGGCAGGCCTGGCTGCAGGCTCTCCAGCTTCGGGATCACGCGCTCGTATCGCGGGTAATTCGCCTCGATTTCTGGATCGCCTGGTTGGATGTAGACCTCTGCATATCCGTGCTCGACGACTGCGAGCCGATCTCCGATCATCACGACGCACCGGTCGTTCGCCAGACCGCTGGCGCAGGCCTGCTGCATGCGGCCGTCGAAGCGCAGGATCACCTCGTGCTCACATACCGCGTCGGGATCGTAGATGGCGCCGAGCGCATGGCCATTCGTTGCGCAGATCACTGCGCCGCCATCCTTATGCGGGCGAACGTTGATCGCGTTCAGGTAATAGCGAATGTCTGCCTTCGCGATGAAGGGAGCAACGATCGGCAGCAGCTTCGCCGTGAGGCTCAGTTTGGCGTGCTTGGTCATGCTTCACCGCCGATCACGGCGCGCGCCGCTGCATTCAGGTCGTCATCCGTCAGGACGTGGCGGCGGATCTCAGCGACGTAGACCGCATCGCCGGCGCGCATCGCGAAGCCGATCTGCACGTTCTGGCGGACCAGGTCGGCGACCGACTTTGCCTCGTATTCCGGGTGACCGGTGAACCAGTATTGTGCTGGTGCGCCAGCGGCCGGCGAAGACCGATCTTCACCAGCGTGCACCGCCGGTGGATTTGATTGTGCTAACATTTGGTTTCCTCTCAAGGGAGTTGCGTTACGGGACCCGGCGGCAACCGGGTCTTTTCACATCTGCTGCTCTGCGAGCATCTGCTCGTATTTCTCGCGGCTCATCACGTGGCCCGGCTCAACTTCCTCCGGCTGCGCTGCCTCGTTTTCCTGCTGTTGATCCATCTACTTTCCTTCTGTGATCCGGCTCAGGCCTGCGGCCCGGCGCCGGGGTATCGTGGTATTGCTGGGGAGCTGCGCCTACTTCGCCAACTCGCGGATTTCCTTCACCGACACACCCAGGTGCTCGTGAATGCTCAGGATCGTCGGCGCGCCGATCCGCGCCCCCTTGCGCAACTTGCTGATCGTGCTCGGCGTCGTCGCCAGCTCGCGCGCCAGCGCCGCGTCGTTCTTGATGTTGAAGCGCTCGCGCAGCGTGTCGAGCAAGATCGCAGTGGTCATCGGGTCAGGTCCTTCGTGTGAATTGGTGACGGCATCCCCTGCCGCCTGGGTGCTGCTTACGTCGACTGTTGTCGGAAGCCCTTCTCGAGCTTCTCGACCGCTTCTGCCAGTTCGTTCCCGTCCTGGCGGTGGCGAGATTGCGCGCGCTCCCGGTCGGGCCCGGTGGCGGCGGCCTTCGCGCGCCGGCTCGACGCCCAGTTGCGCGCCTTCGCTACCACCTTGTCCCGCTCTTTCTGATCTTTCTGCTCATCCATGCCTTCCCCTCTTGTTATTCGCTTTTCGATGCGCCCAAAACCCGAAATCCTTTAAACCCGCATTGGCGGCTTGGGTGCGCCACCGCGGCCCCGGCGCGCAGTCGACAGCGGCCACACACGCTGTAGGCCCGATTTGGGCATACGCCCCGCTTCAGCTCTGCGGGTACGATGTGCTGGGTCGAGTTCGCGGATGGATGCCGACAACTGCTGCAGGCTCAAGCCGATCGCGGCGCTCATCGACAGCCCCACCGGCTCGAACACGGACTTCAAGTCCAGGTAGATGTCTGCCGACAGATAGCCCTTGACGGGGATGGTTTTGGCGTTTGGGTTGCTCATGGTTTTCTCCTAGTGATGCGGGTTACAGGATTGGGTGAAGCGCGGCGTATCTCGGTTGCACTTCGATTTACGAGGGCAGTGGCGGAATGTCGGTGGCGCGCCGGCGCAGAGCGTCTGGGCCGCAACGCTCAGCGTGAAGGAACTCCAGCCGATCGCCGATCTGCTTCGACGGCCGGGCACCACGGGCGCCTGACAGGTAAGCCGCGCTAGTCGACTGACCGCACGGCACGAGAGCAGCAAGCTCCTGCTGGGTCAGGCCGGAAGCCAGAAGCTCGGAAGTGATTTTTTGGGTGTCCATGACTGGACGATATCACGTTCGTGTTTATGCGGTCAACACCAACGTGATTAAATTGTTTATTACAATCGTGATATATGAAAACGTTAGCAGAACGACTAGCTTGGGCGCGTGCGCAAAAGTCGCTTACTCAAGCAGAGCTGGGCAAGCTGGCTGGCGTATCCCAAGGCACTATTGGAAATCTAGAATCCGGACTGCGGACAGACGCTCGCAGGCTCCTCCATATTGCTGCTGCGCTTGGCGTGGAGCCGATGTGGCTGGCTGAAGGAATGGCAAAAGAGGTTAATGGCGAAGCGGCACCCCCTCCCCAATTCGATGAGAACGTTTCCCTGGCGCGCCTCGGTGGCCGCCCAATCCCTGTGATCTCCGCCGTGCAAGCTGGCGCGCTCAAGGACATGGAAACGCCGTACTCACCAGGCGCTGGCTTCGCCGTTGAGTACACGGACGATGAGAATCTTTCCCGCTGGGCGTTCAGCCTCGAGGTCGAGGGTGAATCGATGACGCCGGATTTCCGCCCTGGTGACCGTGTGATTATCGACCCGGACCTGGCACCGAACCCAGGCGACTTCGTGGTCGCAAAAAACGGCGGTGAGCAAGCAACGTTCAAGAAGTACCGCCCTCGTGGTATGGACATAAACGGCAATATGGTGTTCGAGCTGGTGCCGCTGAACCAGGACTACGCGACGCTGCGCAGCGACATCGACCACTTGGTCGTGATCGGAGTGATGGTGGAGCATCGCAAGCGGTACCGCCGCTCGCGTTCATGATTTGGGCGCAAGCGCAACCAGACGTCATCAACCAGATAGATTCGGTTCCAGTTCGCGCAGTGAAGCTGCGGCTCCGAGCCGGCATCTCCGGTTACGAAGTCGAACAAGAGATTCTTGGCGCGAAACACGTACAGGTGCCGGTGCCAGCGATGCGGGCGCTGGGAGCCGACGCATCGAAGCTGCTTGCACTGCAGGTCGCGGATCGCGGCCTTGAGCCCTTGGCGTTTGAGGATGACTGGGTGGTTATTGACACCGCCGATACGGCGAAGCGAAATCGCGCGGTGTACGCAGTGAACTGGAACGGCGAGGCAGTGGTGGCGCAGCTGGACCATCGTGGTGGCCAGTGGTATCTGAACTTCTTACACCCAGATTTCAACCCAATTAACGTCCGCAGTGGGCAGTTGAATGTGGTGGGCCGCGTGGTATATCAGCCTGGCCGGATGCTGACCGGGCGCCTGTAATTCGACCAGCGAACCTAGGTTTCCGCTTCCCGTTAAAACTCCCGAGCAACTCAAGCGCCACCTCGATATCGACACCAGCATCTCGCAGGTACCGCGCGGCAGACACTGTTCCATGAGTTCGCGACAGCACGAGCGCCATGGCTAGGTGCGACGGGGTGGATTTTTTTTCGGTAGCATTGATTTCCATCCTCGTATAGTCTCGCAGCTGCATTGTCTGGTATTGATTCACCTCAATCGCTGGAGGTCGCATGGTTCCACCTGCGTCGAACGCAGTGGCGTATGTCCGAATGTCGACCGAGAGCCAGGATTATTCGACCGACCACCAGCGCGCCGCCATAAGTCAGTATGCCGCGGCGCGCGGACTTCCGATCATCCGCGAGTACGTCGACGACGGAAAAAGCGGCTTAGACATCAAGCGCCGAGCTGGCCTGCTCTCCCTCATGCGCGACGTTCAGGCGCCCTGCCCCGACTTCACGCACATTCTGGTATTCGACATCAGCCGCTGGGGCCGGTTCCAGGATATCGACGAGGCTGCGTATCACGAGCACACTTGCAGGCGCGCCGGCATCCAGGTCGTGTACTGCGGGGAGCGCTTCCATGATGATGGAGGTCCGTATGCGTTCCTGCTCAAGAGCATGAAGCGCGTTATGGCTGCCGAGTACAGCCGCGATCTGTCCGATAAGGTTTTCGCTGCCCAAGCAAGATTCATTGTCATGGGATTCAAGCAAGGCGGCCACGCCGGGTATGGCCTGCGTCGACTGGCGCTCAAGGCGGATGGGACGCCGCGGGCAGTACTCGAGTATGGCGAATCGAAGATCTCCGCGACGGACCGGGTCGTGCTCATAAAAGGACCCGACGCTGAGGTCGCGATCGTGCGTCGCATCTACGACTTGTACCTGCATGAGAGCCTGAGCGAAGCGGCGCTGGCGCGCCTCCTGAACCGCGAGCAGGTCACCAGCGAATTCCAGCGACCATGGACCCAGGCGATGATCAACTCGGTCCTGACGAACGTGAAGTATTGCGGCACCCTCGCGTACAACCGGCGCTCGAGCAAGCTCTCGAATGCGAGAACCCGCAACGCAAGGGAGATCTGGATTACCAACGCAACGGCCGTCGCCCCGCTGATCCCCTCTACCGAATTCGCATTGGTGCAGCAAGAGCGCGCGCGGCGTCAGCGGCGCTACACGGCTGCCGAGCTTATCCCCATGCTGCAGGCATGTCATGAGCGGCATGGCAGGGTTAATGCACAGATCATCGCCGCAGACGACGCAATGCCGGATCCGCAGTTATACGTCCGGGCGTTCGGCTCACTGATTCGAGCCTACGATGCCGCCGGTCTGCCACGCCTGCTCACGTACGCATTCGTCGAAACGAAGTCACGGATGTCGGCGCTGCGAGCCCAGCTGGAGCTTGAGGTGCGAGCACTTGTTCGAGCAGCTGGAAAGACTGCAGAACCAGCGCCGGTCCAGGGTCATCTGGACATAGAAGGCCGGACCGTGCGTCTCACAGTGGCCGCACCGCGCAATCCAGCACGTGGCGCAGAGAACTGGCGAATAGCTGGGACGCCTGGCGTAGATTTCACCATCGTCGCACGGCTTGAGTCGGCCGCAGGGGCGATCGTCGATTACTTCCTGCTCGCCGCCGCAGACCTGGCCGGCGGTCCAATCTACCTCAAGGCATCCAACCTGGAGCGTTACAGATCGATCAGGTACCTTGTCCTGCGAGAGATGTTCGGCCCTGTCGGCGCGCCGGTGGCAGAACCATGCTGAAGGCTTATTCCGACCGGGCCGCTCTCTACGTACGGGCTTCGACCGAACACCAGAACTATTCGACCGATCATCAGGAAGCCGCACTGCAGGAGTACGCTGCTTCTCACGGGTTCACGATCGCGCAGGTCTACCGGGACAAGGGACGGAGCGGCCTTACCCTAGATGGGCGCGCTGGCCTGCTGCAGCTCCTTACCGACATCCAGTCCAGCCGGGCCGAGTTCAGCGCCGTTCTGGTCTACGACGTCAGCCGCTGGGGTCGCTTCCAGGACGTCGACGAGAGCGCCTACTACGAGTATGCCTGTCGGCGCGCCGGCATCGCCGTGGCCTACTGCGCCGAGCCTTTCACCAACGATGGCTCGCCGCTCGCGGCAGTGCTCAAGGGCCTCAAGCGCGCTATGGCTGCAGAGTACAGCCGCGAGTTGTCGGCGAAGGTGTTTCGGGCCCAGTGCCGACTCACCGAGGCAGGATTCAAGCAAGGCGGACTAGCCGGTTACGGCCTGCGTCGCATCGCGATCTCAGCCAGCGGCCAGGCGAAAGGCGTGCTGGGCGCCGGCGAGCGCAAGAGCATGCCGACTGACCGCGTCACCTACACCATCGGGCCGGATGCCGAGGTCGCAGTTGTCCGTCGCATCTACGATATGTACCTGGGTGCGGCGATGTCCGACACGGGCATCGCACGCCGCCTCAATAGCGAAGGTGTCGAAAACGAATTCGGCCGGCCCTGGTCGCCCTACCACGTCAGGCAGGTGCTGACGAACGACAAGTACGCCGGCACCCTGGTCTTCAACCGCAGCACCCAACACCTCAAAAGCACGCGCCGGCCGAACGCGCCGGACTCGTGGGTCAGGGTCGAGGACGCTTTCGTAGCGATTGTGCCTCGCCAGCAGCTTGAGGCCGCTCGCGCAGAGCGCAACCGGCGACGGCGCCAGTGGTCCGACGACGAGATGCTTGAATCCCTGCGTGAGATCTTCGTCGAGCACGGCAAGGTGACGCCCGACCTGATCGACTCGAGCGGCGGCCCATCGGTAAAGTCGTATGCGTTCCGGTTCAACGGCATCACATCTGCCCTTGGGCTTGCCGGGGTGTCGTGGCCCTCACTGACGCGCAGCGCGATCACCAGGTACCGGATGCGCTGCATCACTCGTGATATGACGATCGAGCTCGAGCGTTGCGCGGCAAAGGCGAAGGCTCAAGTCGAGAGACTCAGCCCTCGAACATATCGCCTGAATGGAGTGTCAGCACGCCTGCTCTGCACGCGCTGCCGGTTCGAACGCAGCCACCCCTGCTGGAAGGTCGCGCTCGTGCACGAGCCCGCTGTCGACTTCGTCATCTGGGTGCGGGCAGATCCAGCGAACGAGAAGGTCGAGGCCATGTACCTGATCCCGGTTGCTGATTTTCCGGACCACATTTACATCTGGCCCTCATCGCGCACACTGGCTAAGTACGAGCAGTATGCTCACGCTTCGCTCGCCGACATGTTCGGGCTGACCACTTGACCACCTGGCGGCGGGACTCATTGAGCCAGCGCGACGTTCCGCTGCGGATGTTCGAGATCGACTAAGGGTATGCGCTCATCATTATCTATTCGGTTGTGATTTTTGGCGAGTCTGCTGTATTAACGCATGACTAAAATTCCCGTAGCGAGGCGACGCATGGTGTCGCCAGTTCTGGAGCCATCTCATGCCGAGCATTACGTGTCCTGGTTGCGGCGCCTCTCTCCTAGTCGAGAAGAGGTACGTCAATTGCCCGTGGTGTGGAGTGCCGCTGGCAAGCGCGTACGCCGAGCGCGCTGAGCAAACAATTACCGATCGCCGCGCCTGGTTATCCAAGCCCGAGCTGCTTGCCGTCAGCACCGTGGCGGCAGCGGGGCTGTTGCTGATCGTGCTCGGGTCCGGGTGGTCGGCGCCTCCCCTTGCCAAGGATCGAGAGCAATTCCGAATCCTCACCGGCCTCTCAATCTGCCAGCAGCGCCTGGTACGCCACTCCCGTTCTGGCAGAATGGACGTCCCTCCCCGCGTTTCCAACCAAGGCGGCGCTGCGGAATTTTTTTACGAGTGGCCTGAGGGTGCATTCTATTTCGAGCGGGCCGACGGCTTGCCGGTTCCGATGCGAGCCACGTGCCGCGGACGCATCGCAACTGGACGACTTACCGAGTTGACGCTAAACGGGGACGACATACTTGCTTCAGCGGCTAGCCTGAAGTCGCCTGATGCAGGCCTTCCATAGTCACAGCTGATTGCTAGAACGCACGCCGGTTTCCATGGTCATGGCACTATTGGCGCAACAATTTGTGAGTTTCTGGCAACTGCTCAGCGGCTATACTCGCCGGGCGAAACGGCACGCTTAGATGCCAAAACTCATATTGACGTGAAGAAATTACTCATCATCCTTACCAGCATTGCAATCCTATCGGGCTGCGCCGCACAAACCTATCGAGACGCCCGAGCGAACGCAAACCAGGTTAAAAATGGGATGACTGTTACGCAGGCTAGTCAAATTCTCGGCATGCCACCGACCGATACCTCGAGCGTTCTCGTTCAATGGCGCCGTGGAAATGCCCAAGAATACAATGGCACGCCAGCAGGAGCAATCGAGTTCCATGTTTTAAACGACCGAATAGTAGATGTGCCCGAAGGGGGTATTTTCTCTCCCGCTGCTTTGGCGAAAATTAATGCTGATTGGCTCAGAAAGCGACAAAAATCAGACGCGGAGCTCGAAAAGTTAGGCGCGGAACAGCTGGAAATCGCCCGATTGGCTGCTGAGGCTCGACGAAAACAGGAAAAACAAGAAGAGGAGGAGGCCCTCAAGAGTATCGCTGCCGAACTGAAAGCTAAGGAAAACGCGATTGTGATCTGTAAGGATAAGGCCACTTGTAGCAAGGTGTTTGCGCTAGCGCAGATCTACGTTCAGCAGAATGCTGACCAGAAAATTCAAGTTGCGACAGACACTATCATCGAAACGTACAACCCCACAGAGGGTGGAAAAGCTGCCATCACCGTCATAAAAATGCCTCGTTCCGGATCGACGGAAATGGTCCAAATTACACCCTCTTGCAAAGCCGATAAATACTTCGAGAAGATCTGTCAGATGAAACGGATTACTATTTATCAGGGCTTTAAGCCGTTCATCGAGGACTCGTTGTCCAGATAGATAAAGTGGCATCGGGGCAAACAAGTCCACATACGCCGCTGCGCATTCTCGCCAACTTGAGAGCCTCGCGCACAGGGGCTCAGCGCGGCCTGCAACAGCGTGAGTATTGGCTAGATTTCGACGTCAGTAGCGCAGCTATACTCGCGTAAACGCAATGGACTTTTTACAACATGCTGACCGTCCGGGAGATGCAATGAGTTTTAGTAGCGACATCAAGAAATTCGCCGACAAGGTAAAAGACCAGAATCGCCAAGCTCAAGAGCAAGCGAAGCAGAATCTACGTGGCCGCTTGGAAGAGGTACTTGGCCCGGATGCTCAATTAGTCAAAGGCATCACGTTAGATACCGACGTTGGCAAGATTGCGGAAATCGACGCCCCCCCGGATGTCGTAGATCGCCTGCGGGCGGTTGGACTTATGAAAGATTGATCTTCGATTTGTTTCTAGAGGGTAATGATATGAAGTTTTTCGGCATCCTCATCCTCTTGGCAGGCCTGGCCCTGGGCATCTTCGCGCTGAACATGAAGGTCAGCGTCGATGTGGAGTCGCGCGACTTCGGCTATGGCATCCGCACGCCGGCCACCAGCGTAGCAAACGTGAACCTCATGGAGCAGCGGCAGAACCTGCTGATCTTCTCCGGGCTGCTGGCGGTTGTGGGCGCGATCCTGACCGGGTTCGCCTCGATGCGCCCGGCGGCGCCAGCGCCTACGCCAGTTGCACTGAAAGATGGCGAGGGCCTGCTCGACTTTTTGAACGAGCAGCCGCCAGCGAGCGCCGCCGCCCCGGCCGGCGAAACGCAGCACCCGACATTGAGTAGCAAGGACATATAGCAATGCGCCGGGCGCCAGAAATCCTCGATGGCGGCTACACCGTCCTCATCAAGGACCGTCTGCAGGCGAACGAAGAGACCGATCCCGCCAAGTGGGCGCTCTGGAAAATCATCTGGGACTGCTCTTCGTTCGAGGAGCTGGCCCAGCGCGCGTCGGCGCCAGTCAATACCACTAGGACTGGCCGGCGCATCACCTGGCGTACTGAGGTGCGATGGGCATTGAAGCAAGGATGGATTCGAAAATTGGCTCCGGCTGGCACCAATAACGCTATCGAGCTACCGGAAATTCTGCTTTCGAAAGAATAATAAATCGAAACCCAAAAAAATCAGCAGTTAATTGTCCGACAAACTAAAAATTGCTGGTAGTATACCCAGTGAAAACAAAAAGCCCTGATGCTCACGCATAGGGCTATTGCTTTCATTCGCGGGTAGATAACGCCGTTCTTCGTGGGACACTTCGTTATTTACCATTTGGTAAAACTGTTAAGGAAGTATAAGCCGCATAAGAATTTTACGCAAGTTAAAGCTTGTGGCAAGTGCTTTCTTGGCCTCACATGGAGGACACATGTCTTCATTCAATGATTCAGAGCATCAACAACTAAGTTTCGATCTGATCCCGCATCAGGTCGACGACGGAAATGTCATTAATCAGCGTGCCGCTGATGGCTACATTCACGCCACCGCCCTGTGCAGGGCTGTGGGACGCGAATGGAACCACTATTGGGATACTGACCGCACCCAGGCTTTTATTGCAGAACTTGCTATCGATACACAATTGGAGCCCGCGACGCTGGTTCACGTGATCCGTGGCGGCCGGTCTCCTGGCACTTGGGTCCATCCGCAGGTGGCAGTAAATCTGGCTCAATGGCTCTCGCCACGATTTGCGGTACAGGTAAGTAAATGGGTGCATGAATGGATGAAAGGCGGCGCCCCAGTCAGGGCGCCTATGCCAGTACACCTGCAGCGCTACGTGATGAACCAGAGCGCGGTGCCTGTTACGCATTTCTCGATGCTCAACGAGCTCATTTTTGGCCTGATTGCTCCCCTAGAGGCGGCCGGATATACGCTCCCAGAGCGCATGATGCCCGACATTTCCGAGGGTCGAATGTTCTCGGACTGGATTCGCAAGCATAAGAACGTGGATCCCTGCACTTTCCCGACATACCCTCACCGGTTCCAAGATGGACGCGTGGTGCAAGCGAGGCTCTATCCGAACGAGTATCTTGCGGAATTCCGTGCCCACTTCAACACAGTTTGGCTTCCCCAAAAGGCCACCGCCTACTTTGCCGAGCGCGACCCCATAGCGCTGACGCACCTCCCTAGACTGCTTGGCGGACCACGCAATACCTAAATTCTGATCCCCGGTTTCGCGGGGTTGAGAGTAAGCCCGCGCAAGCGGGCTTTTTTACGCCCATGGTGCGGGTCGGCGCACGCAGGATCGCCGAGGGCGGCGCAGCACGAATCCATGGACCGTGCGCACCGGCCCGGGCTTCTCGACCAAGCTCGCTGCCACCGGGGGTGACACGTCCAGCGTCTGCCGTGCCGGCTCGTTCTTCCCTACAGCATCCAGACCACGGCGCGCCTTGTCCGCCGTCGACCGCTTGGCACTCGCGACGCGGGTCGTCAGGTCCTGGAGCATCGCAGCTGTGATCTCGACGGTGCCGTAGCGCGCTGGCCAGCCCGATACCAGCGGGTACGGCACGCCGAAGGCCTCGGCCTCTATTCGGGTCAGCGACTTCACCTCACCTCTCCCTTCGAGGTAGCGCGCCAGCGTCAATTTTTGCGACATTTTCGGGCCTTTTTTGCTACGCACCCTGTAAAGGTACTGTTCAGGTTCTGTTCTTGGCTGTTCAGGTAGGTCTTCAGGTGTTACGGGCTTCGTTTTATCCCAGCAGAGCCTCGGTTCCAGAGCGTAACCCTCCCTAGAGCGGTCGACCAAAATCGACCTTTCGTGGAGGGCTACCGCATCCCATGCTTTCGC